TCCTGCGGATAAAGTTGCACTAACGGTGGCGTTTCCAGTGGTGGTTGTGGCCCAAGTCCCAGCGCTAGGAACGCTGAATTGCGTCGCCCCCGCCCTCTGCAAATTTGTAGGTCCATTCGCCGTAACCCCCGCAAATGTCGGACTCTGCTCGACGCCCAGCCCCAGTGCAGTCCGCGCCGCGCCCGGCGTAGCCCCGCCAGTGCCGCCGCTCGCAATCGGCAGGGTGCCAGCGAAAGAATGAGCGACTCCCGCTAGTGTCGCGTAACCCACGATGAGGTTTTGGGCGTCTCCGGTGAGTCCTGCCCCATTGCCGTTGTAGGCTCCAGCGATGGGGCTGGTTACAACGCCAAGAATTGCGCTGTTGAGATAGAGCGGCTGGGTAAAAGAGTTTGAAGTGCTAGTGAAGGTGTTCGCACCTGCCAAGCTAGCATACTGCGGAAGGCGTCCTTGCAAATTGGTGACGATCACACCCGTGTTCGCATTCACCCGAGAAACAACCCCCACCGATTGGATTTCCCCGGTGGTGGGCTTTGTCCCGGTCAGCACGCCGACACCCACAAAGAGTTCCTTATTGAGCAAAAAGGCATTCGTGTTTGCCGCGTCGAGTTCGCCAACAATGATCCCGTCGCCGTCGCCATTGTTTGCGAGGTCTTGATCGAGCAAAGCCACCGCTGGCATTTTCGCCGGATTCGTGGAGTCGGCTGCTGATACAGTGACGCGATCCGTATCACCGACGTTGCCCGTGATGTAAACCGGAGTTCCACGAGTCAATGGGCCACCGCTGGTGTTCCTGACGTGCAGGTAGAGGTTGCCCGCGATACTGCCATGGATGTGGGGGAGAGTTGCTGTGCCAGTTGCTGAAAGCGTGGTGGCGCTCAGGGGGCCGAATGCGGCCTCGCCTGATGCTCCTCGCAAGACGAGGGTGTTGGCGGTGGCGGCGGATGCCCCAGCCGTTGCCCCACTCACCGAGGTGCCATTCGCGGCGATGAAGCCCGTAAGGTTTGATAGGGTCGCAGTAGTAATGGACGAGCCAGAACCTCCGCCCTCGGTAGCAGACGACCATGCTTCCTCACTTAAAACCGGATCGTCATCGGTTGTGTCGAGGTAGGATTGATACTGGCTCTTCCCGGTCGCTCCGACAGCGCCAAGGCTGATAGGCGCGGAAATGGTGGTTGCGCCAATCGTGATCGGGGCGTTGATGATGGTGCTCATGTTATTTGGTCACGTCGTCTCCGACGGTCAGTTTGCCCTTGTAGAGCGTGAGCGGTGACTTTTTTCCGATTTGATAAAACTCCATGTCCCAGTCCCATTCGCCGTTTTTGGAAAGGAAGGACTGAGTTTCCGGGATGTTTACCGCCCAGGTTGTGGCATTGCTAATGACAATTGGGGCGTTTGGGACTTCACCAGCAGAAGAATCTAGCTGGTATCGCAAACCATCCTCGCGCCTGACGAAGTGCATTCGCACGCGACTGAGACTCGCCGTAGGTGGTGCTCCATTGATCAGCACTGGTCCGATAGATGCGATGCCCGGCCAGCGGTCGCCCCGCTTGTGATCGGGGAGGTTGATTTCTACGGTGTAGTCAGCCATGTGATTAGAGTGTTGCGGTGCCTTTGAAATGCCTCCACCCGGCGAGTCTGACAGCGCGATGAATCACACTGCGGATTGTCCATGGAACACCTGCGTTATACATAGCCTCCTTAAAGATGTCGTCGGCTTCGTAGCGGTCGAACTGGTCGTTGTGCGGAGAGTAGAGGTAGTCGTGAATGATCGCTGCGTGGAAGTAGCTGCCGAATGGCCCAAGGAAGGTGTGAAATGTGCGGGGAATCGAAGCGCCATCGGTGACGAAAAAAGCCGGGACTGAAATCGTTCCATAGCTCGACAAGTAGCGGAACGGTTCAAGCAGCATGAACAGGCGTGCGCCGTTTTTCATGCCGACGTCTTCAAACCGCAGCTTGTCGGGGAATGGATTCATGGTTGGCGGTTTCTATAGAGGCACGTCCCGAGTCCGCAGCCTTTGCTCAAGCGGTCCACATCGTCCTGTAGTTTGGAGACGATGCTGCGGAGGTTGGCAATCTCGGTAGCGAGCGAGCGGTAGATGATTGCCGCCAGCGTCGAGATGGCGGTGGCGAGGGCGATGAGGACCATCAGGATCCATTCGGTCGGGATTGTCATTGGGTGTGGGTGAGTGGGTGAATAGCTGCTGGGGTTAGCACCAGAAAGTATTAGGCACGGTTGGATCGTCTGTAGGGCGCGGGTCGCCAGATGTGGATGACCAATGGATGAACTGCTCGCCACCTTCAGGAATCGGGATGCCGATCAGGTCACGAAACAACACCCAGTATTGCCCGTCTCCGGTGGCTGGCGTGTCCTCGTCGCCGCCCGTGAAGTGCTCGCCGATGACGCACAGCGCGTGCGTGTGACTGGCGAGGTTGGATTGCACCACGCCTGACTCGTCGGGCGAAGCGAAGCCGTTGTCCACACCGAATTGCTCGGCGTGGGCTTTGCTTGGGAATACTAGCAGGTAGTCGGTCATGACGTGAGGGATTGAAGTTTGAAGTTGGTGAGGCGTTTTTTGTAGTAGCGGACGGCAGCAATGTGCGAGCCAGACGATCCGATGCTCATCAAATCCGCCCCTGCGAGAATTTCTGACGGTGGGCTATCGGCTGCACTAAGGGTTCCGTTCAAAGCACCTCTGATGTCGTCCGTTTTATAGGCTAGCGCAGCCCGTGACTCTGGCGTAGGGGATGTTCCAACTGACTGATATTGCGTCACGGCTGCTTTGGTGCAAAAGAACTCAATCGGGCTGGAGTCTCCGGTTTTGTTCCCGTTGGTTCCGATCTGAAATCTATTACTGCCTGAGTCAGATGAAACGGCAAACCTTACTATCGGGACATAAGCAACCCCTCGGCGAAACTCTGATACCACTGCCACGACAGTCCCCTCGCTCTGATTATAAAACCCACTGAAGGCATACCCCGTAATCGAGCAAACATCCGCACTGCGAACCACGGACGCTGTGGTGGTCGGGATGTAGCTGGTTGCAAAGGAGCCTGCTTCGAGTTGTGCTCCCCAGATAAAGATGCCGGATGTCCCGTCGCCAGTGTATTCTGTGGTAATGCCATCGGAAGACATGCGAATACTCCCCTGTGTTCCCGCAGCACTTGTTACTGTGCAGCGATACCATCCATTACCGAAATTAGTTATAGTAGGAGTGTTTACGCTTGTGAGTGCTACCCCTGTATCAATGTTAAAAAAAGCATCCAATCCGCCAAGTCTTAAAACAATAAAATTTCTTTCCCCCTTTTTAGCGAAAACACTAAGTGTATGCGAAGTTGCTGGAGGGGTTACAGTGGAACCAATAGTATGAGTATTTGAAGTGGATGTGTCTTCAACTAATTTGTCCGCAGTAAGCGCACCATCTGGTGCTGTTGTTGCGTTCGCTGTAATTGATGATCTTGTTTTTGTCCAAGTCGCATCTTCAAATGTTTCTGAGCGAGCATATAAATTAGTCCTGCCCTCCTCGATCAGCAAGCCTTTGCACGCGAGGGTGACGGGATCGTGGTCGAAACGTGCAGCGTTAATAGCAGCAGATTGGATAAGTCCATTGCTTCCCACGAACGTCGCAGCCGAAGCACGGGTAAAAACCGGAGTCGGACCACGGCGGGCGATCAGGGTTTTGTCTCGGGAAAACTGGAGGTTGAGGCTCAGAAATTCATCGTCTGAGTCCAGCTCGCGGTCCACGTCGAGCGCGTAGGGGATAATCCATCGGCTTTGCGCTGAGCTGTAAAGGTAGAGGATTTCCGTGGTCGTCCGCATCCACAGCATCCCATCGGTCGGCGATGTCGGGGCGGCGTCGGCAATGGTTACCGGGCCGACGCCTTGGACTCCCTGAATGCCTTGGATGCCGATAGGTCCTTGCGCTCCGGTCGCTCCGGTCGCTCCGATCACTCCCTGCGGTCCTGTCGCTCCGGTTGCTCCGGTCGAGCCGGTTGCTCCGGTTGCGCCGATAGGTCCCTGTGGCACGGTCAGATTGAGCACCTGCGCCCCGGCCACTCCAGTAATAGCGACGGCGGCGGTTGATCCCGGCGCTCCGGTAGTAGTAGTCCCAGCGGTCAGGCGGGAAGCATTTGCGGCGGTGATGGCGCTGGCGGCGGCGTTTGTCGCTGAAGTGGCGGCATTGCTCGCGCTGGTCCCTGCTTCGCTGGCTTTAGTCGTGGCGGTGCTTGCCGATGCGGTGGCGTTGTCTGCCGAATCGGAGGCGGCGGCGGCTTCGGCGGTGGCGATTCCGGCTTGCGTGGTGGCCCCGGAATCCGCAGCCGACGCGGAGCTGGCGCTTGCTGCCGCTTCGCTTGCTTTTGTCGTCGCAATCCCGGCTTGCGTGGTGGCCGTGCTTGCCGAGGTGCTTGCGGATGCCGCAGAGGCGCTTGCTGCGGTCGCACTGCTTGTCGCCTCACCTGCTTTGGTGGTGGCGATGTTCGCTTTTGTGGTAGCAGTCGATGAGGATGTAGCGGCAGAGGTGGCGCTTGATGCGGCCTCAGCTGCTTTTGTAGTCGCAACCACTTTGGATGCTTCTGCGGCGGCGGCAAAGGTGGCGGCTTCGTTTTGCGAGTCTAGCCATTGGTTCAGCGTGCCATCAAAGCCATTGGCAAGCGCGAGCTGATAAGCATCTCGCGCCTGCGTGAACGGCGCGGTAATGTCGATTTGTGTGATGTGGATGCTCATTTGGTGGTTTCGGGCATGACGGTTAGTGTTCCGCGATAAAATGTCAGAGGCGCGGCGTCAGTCCCGGCCCAGAACTCCATGTCCCACTGCCACACCCCGGCTTCGAGCGGAAGAGGTTGCGATTCGGGAATGTGTGCCAGCCATGTGGTGGCGTTGGAGATGACGATGGAAAAGCTGTTGCCTAGTTTGCTGTCGAAGGTCGCGCCAAGCCTGCCGTTGCGACGGAACTGCATCTTGACGCGGGTAAGTGGCAACGCTGGCTGCGCGTCGTCGATGATTACCGGGCCAATGGAGGCGATTCCATGCCATTTGTCGCCAGCGGTAGTGGGCGATAGGTCGATTTGTATGGGAATGGCGCTCATGTTATGCTAGGGCGAGTTCGGCCCAAGTGGAGCCGGTCCAGATATAAAGCGTGCCGGTGTCGATCACCGTAAGTGTTTGGCCGATGCGGGTGCCGACTGGGGGTGGAGTGAAATTGTAGGTGCCGGGAACGACGTTGCCTGTGCCGTTATTTCCTGGGGCAAAGCTCGCGGTAAAAGGTGAAGGTAATACGGCAACAGCCAAATTGATTAGCTCGCTTGCGGTCATGGTTCCCGGAACCGACCCACCCGGAGATCCGATCCCAATAGTCAAAACCGAATCGGCGTATCCTGCTGTTGTTGGTGTCGGATTAACAGAAGGTGCAGCTGTAATTACAAGCTGAAGTGCTCCGAGTCTTGATAAAATCACATCATTGTTTGTGCCCGCAAAAGCAGTTTGAATGAAATTGATATTCGGATTCGCCCCGGCGAAGGTCAGCGCGGCGGTGATCGGGCTCTTGCGGCCGTGGGTCACCTCGCGCAGCAGGGTGAGGGTGCCAGTGCGCACGGTCCTCACTTCCTCGCTTTCGTAGCTCTCGGCCTGAATGTCCCAGTAGAGGGTGGCGGCGTCCAGATCGACGGTGAGGTCGCGGGTGAGGCTGACGGAGGCGAAGTGGTTGTTGGCGGTGAGGCCGTCGCCAAGTTCGAGTTGGATCGGGGCGGCGGGATCGCTGTACTGGGGATCGTATTTGGCAGTGAAGACCAGATGCCAGTCGTTGCCGGGGAGGAACGGACGGTTGCCCCACCGCAGCGGGATGCTGAAGGTGCGAGTGTCTCCAAGGCGTTGGACTAAAATCATGACGGTTTAGCCGTGGCTAAAATAAAGCCCCGCCCCCACATGACGCGAGGACGGGACAAGTTAAATTACGAAACGCGATACCACTTGTTGCCAAGCGCCCGAAAAGTCCCAGACGCGCCAACCGCAACTGCGGCCGTGCCAACAATGGTGTCAGGCGAGGTAACCGTTGCCGTGACAATATTGCCAATGGCGACGATGGTGAATTCCTTGCGACGGCCTTTGCTGGAAGGAAGTAGCAAGTTGACGGCAGCGGTGCAGGTCGAAACCTTGCGGCGCAAGCTGCCGGTAGCGGTAAATACTCCAACCGAATTATTGTAGGCGGGAAGATTGCGAGTGATGGCTTTCATGATGATTTGGAAAAAATGCCCGGTTTTAAGGAAAAAGCCCCGGCCCGGATGGGCGTCCGAACCGGGGCTTGAAACAACACACTAATCAGCCTGAGAGTTAGCCGAGCGAACTGCCGTCGATGATGCGACCGTCAGGACGAGGCACCGCAAGGTGGCGGATGACAATTCCGTATTCCGGATTGACCGGGCGGGTGCCGTTGGCCATCACCATCAGGAATTGACCCATGTTGCCAAGCGGGTTGTCTTGCTTGTCTTCGTAGTTTTTCCATTTTGGCGTTCCGATGTAGTCGGTAGCCATGAAGGTGGCGTCGTCCACCGAAGTGATCGGACGCGGAACCTCGCTGACGCAGACGCCTTGATGGAACACGTAGCTGTCTTCCCAAGTGGCGATGAGCCATTTCTGATTGGGCGTGCGCTTGAGGGCGAGACCGGAACCGGAATAGACAAACCGTGGCACCTTGAGCCATGCGGTGAACGCATTGGAGGCAGAGAACGCGGTGATGGCTGCGCCGTCGTCACGAACCACGAAACCGGTAGTGGTTGAAGTGGCGGTTTTGACGATGTACTTGATGCCACCGGCAATGATGGTCGAGCCTTTAGTGAGCTGTGCGGCATTGGTGGAAGTGGCACCCAACGCGGCCGACAGGGTGTAAGCACCCGTGGTGACAACAATGGCGAGGGTTGGAGTGCCTGCGGTGGCGTAGGATTCCCAGCGGTCGCAAGTTTCGTCGAGTGTGTGAGCCCAGCCGTTGTAGCTCCATTTGGTGCGCATCGAACCGAGCAGCTTTTCGTTTTGGCTCGAATAGCGGAAATCCTCGCGGACATCCGGGTCGTCCATGATCAGGCGGCGGCTTTGGCGTGGCGAAGTAATGAGCGAATAGACAGGACCGGCATTGGCTTCACCCAGCGAATCACCGCCAGCGCCTTGATGGTTGAGGTATTCGTAGAACTCATCCAAGAAGCCGTTGCTCAAAATTGAGCTTTCAGTGCCAGTGGCGGCCGGAAAGACAACGCGGTTGTAGTCGTCCAAACCAGTCAGGTTCATGCCGGAGTCAAGCACGACAAGGTTGCCTGCGATGCGTTTGTATTCGGAACGCTTGCGGTCAATCCAGTATTCGCGGCCTTGGTCGGCGAGCGCTTTGACGCACGCGCCCATCTGGGTGGCACGAACAAATTTGTCGCGCAATTGCTCGACGTTGACGTAAGGTCCCCAAATCGACTTCCACTGGAGGTTGTATTCACGCAGCGTCTGACCGAACACGACGTTGTCGGAAGGTGGGATGTGGCCGTCTGTTTTTTCCGCTTGATGGTTGGCGTGGGCGTCGTTGAACGAAACGTCAGGCACCATGTCAGTCCAGTCCACTTCATCGGCTCCACCAGCCACCATGGCGCGGTCGAACTGGAAGGTTTTCTGTTTGGACGATTTCTCGTCCTTCCAGAATTCCTGACGATAGAGAGTGATCCACGGGGTGGGTGCCGCCATCATCTTTTGGTTGATGTCGGTGGAGATTTGAGCTTCGCGCTCGACGAGGTAGTCTTGGATGGTCGTAGCCATGGGAGTGGTTTAGTTGAGAGTTGGTTTGGTTTTAGCCACGGCTAAAATGCGTGGCGGTTTGAAAGAAATGCCGGAAGCAGCGACGGGTCAGAAATGACTCGGTCGTTTGGTTTGCTTTAGGACCCAACGTGGGAACGGCGGCTTGAGAGTATTCAGTCCCCTCTCAAAGCTTCAGGGACGAACGGGGTTTACCTTTATTCCGCTTGATTGTCAACCGAAAAACTTACGCTTGGTTGATTTTTTTCAAACCCAAACAAAAAGCCCCGCCTTTTCAGGGGCGGGGCAGAAGCGTCAACTTCCATCAAAAGTGGAAAGCTCCACAAAACTGCTCTTGTTCTCCAAGCAGAAAAACGGATTAGAGAACCAAATCGGCTTCCATGAAATCATCCATAAACGAACGAGCTTTCTTGGCTCCGGCCGGTATCTGGACCACCGAACTGCCGGTGTCAGGCTTCGCCTTGAGGGCCTTTTTGTCGCCTGCGCGGTATTCGGACAGCTCGCGTTGCAACGAGATGATTTGCTTCTGGGCAAATGGCAGCAAAGTTCCGGCGAGAGCCGCAAATGCCTGATCCGAAGCGCGGGCTTGGCTGAAGTCGAGCGACAGGCTTTCGTTCTTCATCTTGGTGTATTCCAGAGTGGGTTCGCCGTCGTCGTCCAGCAAACCGGGGATCGCCTTTTCCCAGCGGCTCCATTTGTCCTTCTGGATGGTCTGCACCGCTTTGCGTTGATCGGCTAGCGACTTTTCGGTGGCTTCGATGCGCTTGGCTTCACGCTGGCCCATTTCCTTCTCGGCGTTCTCCATGAAGCCCGCATGCTTGTCGAGCAGGTCGGTCACTTTGCCGATGGCTTGAAACACCTCTTGTTTGCGGACTTCAGAAAACCCGGCAAGGTGGGTCTTGATCATCTCGTCCTGCACCCTCATGTCATCCTCGCGGACCAAGGAGCGCAGCACGGACGGGTCCATCTCGTAAACCTCGGACAACTTGTCGAGCTTGGCGTGGATTTGGCCCCACGGCTCGCGCACTTCCTTGATGTATTGGTCGTCGTTTTCGACCATCACCTTGGCGGAGACGCCGGAAAGTTCCTTGATGCGCTCGCGCAAACCTTCTGTTTCTTGGGCTTTGGTTTTGAGTTCTTCCAGCTCTTGAGTGAGCGCAGCGGGAGGAGCGGCTTGTTTGGCGGCTTTCAGCTCGGCTTTGAGAGCTTTAAACTTTTCTCCTGCCTTAGCGTCCATCCCTTTCACTTCCTCTTCCGTCTGCTTGTCGAAAGCGGCTTCGTCAAATGCGCCGGGGTCTTTGACGACTGGCTCAAGTTCGTCTGCCTTGCTGAATCCCTCGTCCAGTCCTTCGATAGCCTCCACAGGCTTCTCTGCGGGCTTAGAGACGACTTCCTTGACGGGCGTAGCAACAGGGGCCTCAGCAGCCTTCACGGGCTCCGCAGGAGTGGCATAAACAGGCTCTGCGGATTTCACCGGCTCGGCCTTGGCGATTGGTGCGGCTGGACCGTCAAAGAATTCATCCATCCCCGCAATCAACCCCTTTCCGGTAGGATCGCCCCATGCTTGGGGTTGCATTTGTTCTGGCGCGGCAATCTGTGTTGTTTCGGTGCTCATGTTATTGGTGTTTCAGGCTTGAATCGGCGGTGGCTGGTGGTAACCGCCTTTTTGGCGTCCACGCTAGCGTAAAGAGTCGTGACAAGCAGCTTGGCCCCTTCCTGCACCTTGTAGGCGAGGGCAGCGGACTCGACGGTCGCCATTCCGGAATGGTTGGTGATGACGCTGGAAAGTGCGTTCTCAAACGCCGCCTGCAACAGCGGGTTGGCAAGCATCTCCCGAAGTTCGGTTTTCTGGTGTTCGCTGAATGGGTCCATGGTGTGTGTTTTAGTTGTGGCTAAAGCAAATCTCAGATTGATCCGGCACGCTTGCGCTGCTGAGTGGTTTGCAAGTCCGCGTCTTTCGCGGCAATCTTGCCCATTGCTTCCTGAGCTGACAAAACTTGTTTTTGCTCCGACGCTTGTTTTCCAAGCTGCATCTTAAGCACGCCTTCCTGCATGATGTGTTGCAACTTCTGACCCTGCTTGGCTTCAGCAATGGACATTTCATTTGCCGCTTTGCGTTGAGCAATGGCTTCGTCGCTTTCGCCTTCCGGGCCAGCAGCCTGTTTGCCCTCTTCTTGGCTTTGCGCGTTGAGCATTTTTAGTCCGTTGACAACCAACTCGCCGATCTGCTGGACTTGCTGGCGGTATCCATTCAATTCCGACTGCACCGATTCGTGAACGCTGGTCATTTCGATGGTAGCAACGCAATGCGTGTAAAGCATGTTGTGCTCCATCGTCCACGACATCAAATCGAGCTGGCCTTGATTCACTTGTTCAAGTTCGCCAGCAAGCTCCGGAATGTGGATGGACAAATGCGCCATGTGGTCTTGACCGTCGCGTGGTTCCAAGAAGTCTCCTTCGAGAAGCTGGAAGTTTTCGACGTAGGCAATTGAGTGGTCGTAGGTTTCGCGCTTTTCGTTCGGCTTTCCAGCGTAACGTTCAGCCTTTTCGGGCCCGACAATCTCGCACATGTAATCGTATTCAAAGTTGGCCCGGCCCACTGCGTCAAAAGTGGAATACATCTGCTGCATCTGATCATAAATCATCATCCGCGAAGCTCTGGAGCCAGTGCCGATGATGCGAGTGGCGCGAACGCGGTCAAAGTCGATGAGCTTGAACATCTCGGCCGGAACGCCGCGATCCATGCAGCGTTGTTTCATTTCTTTGATGCGCTTGGCCCATGTCGGGTCTTTTTGACGAACGGTGTAAATGCGTCTGACTTGCTCTCGGGTGATGTTGTCGAGTGGGCCGTAGAACAAGTTGATGGCAAACGAATTCATCTTGTTCATGAAATCGAGCTTAGCCGACACTTCGGTTGTGGTCTCCCGCGAGTCTCTGTCTTGAAGCATCATCCCTCCTCCTGACATGCCGCCTGTCGCACGGTTCATCACGCCACGCGCTTCATTGAGCGCCGGAATCACGTTGTTGTTCAGGTTTTGCCCCATTGGCTTCTCCGGAATCTTCATGTTTGGCGGCAGCATGATGCCCCAGCCAGCGTCGATGCTCTGCATATCCTGCGCGTCGTCCATGGAAGCAGGCTGCAAAATCAAAGAACCTCCGACACGGGCGTTGTCGAAGGTCTTGCAAGTGAGGATGTCGATGGCGTTGCAAAGCTGGTAAATGATGTAGCCCATGCCGCGAACGGTGTAAATCAAGCCGCCGTTGCCCACCGAGAAAGCCATGATTTGGAGGAATTGCCCCATTTCGTCGTAGCGACCTTCGCACTTGTAAATGAAGTCTTCCTTCCAATTGGTATGGCTTTCGGAAAGTGCCGTTTTAGCCGCAATGTAGTAACTTATTTTGCCGTTAAATTCCTTCACCCACAAATGAACCACCTCAATAGGCGGGCAAATGCAGTCGATGTAGACTTCGTTGGCCTTCATTTCCTGCTGCACTTTTTCCCAGTCGTTCCAGTCAGAATTCCCGGATTTTTCGGTGCTTTGCAAGATGGCGAGGCGAATTGCTTTTTCGTTCCAGTCGGGGTCGGTGCCGATTTTGTTGAATAAGTCGGCCGCGCCGTAAGTTCCTCGTGCCGTGCAGAGTTGCACTTTGTTGGTGATGATCGGGGTGTTGCGGGGAAACTTGAAGTGGTCGAGCCCGGCTACTGAATAATACGGATTTTCGCGGTCGTCAAAGTAAGGAATGGCGACGCCATGGGTCGAATAGATGTCGCACATCAAGTTGAAGCTGGCCAGCGATTCGCCGCCGTCGTTACGGATCAGGTCGGTGTATTCTTCGGCCATCACCTTGCTCCACGTCTCGGCGTATTGCTGGTCCACCTCGCGTTTGAGCGGGATGGAGGCGAGCAACTTGGGAGTGGTGAAAATGTCCACCAGTCCGGCCGTCGCTTCGTTGGTAACAGTGGCGTTCTCCCCGGTGGTGATGTTGAAACGGTCGGACTGGCCTTTGTTCTCAAGTTCCTTTTCGTTGTGCGGGCCGTGGAAGTCCTTTTGCGCCTGCACCAGCGAGCGGTTGTAAGACCCAGCCTCGTCATCGAGCGCCAGCTTGCGGTGGATGGCCCTAACCGCCTCCGGCGTGCTGATCCGGCTTTTCGGTTCTTCGAGCGTTTCCGGGTCGAGGGTTCGCAACTCGTCCAATTGTTGTTCGCTTTGGGTGAAAAGTGACATATGGGTCGATTAACGGATCTGGCAAATAATTTAGGCTGGATTGGCAATGACAATTGCCGTGCCGGTAACCGCTGTGACAACAATGGCAAGCTCGGAGTGGGCTCCATAATTGATCACGGCTTGCTCGGCAGTCAGGGTGACCGGGGTTGCAAATGCTTGGTAAGTACCCGGCGCGGTCAGATACTTGACGGTTGCCGTGATGGTGCCGGATGTGGCGAAATAGCATGTTTTTCCCGGCGCAATATCCACAAGATAAGTTCCGGTAGCGGTGATGGTGAGCTTTTGCATAAAAGGGTGGGGTTACTACCCATTGACAGCGGGAGTGCCACTGTCTTGCTGAATCTACGGAGAATGTCAAGAAATCCTGCATAGATGACGGATTTCCATTCTGGTGTAATGGGTAACATCTGCCTGATTTTAGCCGCAGCTAAAACTCAACGCCGCATTTTGCTGCCGCAAGTAGTCGTCAAACCGATCTTCTGCTTCACTTTTTCCCAGCCCCGGTTGGCCATCTTGCTGACCTTCTTCACTTCCTCTGAACGAAAGCGTCCCTTAGTGACAGCCTTCTCCACCAACAACAGGAAGGCGTCAGCGCGGTCGGGCGATTTTTTCAGCCGCTTCTTCGCTTCGTCCTTACCCTCCACCCGCACGGTGCGGCCTTCCTTGGCGTGATACTCGCGCTCCACCAGCTCGGCCATCGTCTCAATTGACAATCCGCTGATCTGGTTGGAACGGATGAACTCGGCCGGTTGAATCCACAACTCTGAGTTTTTGTTGTAATAGGTGCAGTCTTCGTTGCGAAAAAGCACGGTGCGGTCGGACGCCTTGCCTTGGAAATTGACCTTCTGCACCGCAGGCGACCACTCCACGTCCACGATGTGCCCAAACGGAGTGCCCGCTCCGGTGTTGTCGTGGATGGCGTCGCACGGTTTTACTCCCATTTGGATGCCCATGTCCCGCCACTTGCGAATAATCTGGTAGCTGAGCGGGGTGGTCTTGTCGGTGATGTCGTCCTCGATGGTGGTTTCAAGGCAAACGTGCAGATGATCGCGGCCGTTTACCTTCCCAAGCTTGCCGAAAGCCGCTTGCGAACGGTCGCCGCCGCGTGAAAACGACGGGTCCAGCGATTCGAGAATTTCCGGATGCGTGTCCCACGCTGGTTCGATTTGGCTCAGGGCGCACGAAATGAGAAACTCAGTTTCGGAGTAGATCGAATTGGCGGAACCGTCCGGGCACCAGAACGCCTTGACGAACCGGTAGTAACCCCGCGACTTCTTGCCGCCTCGTTGACCCGCAATGCGGTCGCAATACGCCTGATCCGGCTGCCAATGAAACTTGTGTCCATCCGGGTGGGTAATGCGCGGGCTTTCTTCAGCATTAAAGCGCACGCATTTGCCGTATTTGGTGCGCCAACGCATCTGGGATTCGTTCACCGACTTCCAGCCCTCGTCAGGTTCGCAGAGGTCGCCGAATGGATCGGTGAGCTTGTCCGGGTTGGCCATGCCTGCAAATGTCAAAGTTTCGTTGGAAATCAAGTTTTCGGAAGCAGTCTTAAGGATACCCGGATGCAGCTCGTTGAACTCGTCCGCCGCCACAACCACCACCGGGTTCTTGATTCCGAGCAGCTCTTTGGATGCTTCCTCCCCGTCTGCTTTGCCCGCCGCCTTAAGCACGATGCCCGAGTTGCGCCACAGTTTGCCGTTGGCATCCACTCCCTTAATGTAGCCGTCCGAGTCAATGAGCTTGCCGGGACAACCCATGATGGACGCCTGCCCCCACAATTGAGTGAGCGACTTCCAAACCCGCATTCGAGCGTCTTGTTTGGTGGTAGACATGATGATGAACCAAGTCTCAGACGGGCGACCCCAGTAGGCCATCAACCCGTAAAGAGCCACCGCGTCGCTCTTGCCCGAGTTGTGATGAATTACCCCTTCCGCAAAGTAGTGCCCCTGAATTGGCACGGTCACATCGTAGAACTCGCAAATCCCAAGATTGGTGATTGACTCCACCTGTGGAAGTGAGACCATCAAATACGATGAAACATCAGAATAAAGGCTGGAGCAAGCATGTGGAACGGAATCAAAAAATTGCGGATCTGTTCCGAGAGATGAAAAGCACCCGTCTGGTTGCTGACGAGGTTGGAATGTCGGTGAAAATGATTGGCTATATCCTGAACCGGCAGGGCATTCCGACACCAAGGACTGGAATGCGCTGTAACCCTTACGCAGCTTGCGACCGAAACTCAGCGCTAGTGCTAAAAATGTGCTCCGAAAGCTCCACTCTGAACGAGATGGCGGAGGCAGTTGGAACCGTAGGGCGGGAGGTGAAGAAATTCCTTCGTCGGAATGGCGTGACAAAAGAGTTTCCAAAAGCTCCGCACACCGGAGATCGTCATCACCAATGGAAGGGCCGGACGGTGGACAAGGACGGCTACATTCTGATTCATCACAAAGGTCATCCGAATGCGCGGAAGCACAGCCACTTTGTTCTGGAACATCGTCTGGTGATGGAAAGCGCTCTAGGCAGGCATCTATTGCCAACTGAAGTCGTTCATCACCGCGATGGAAATAAGCAGAACAACCAGATTGAAAATCTCCAGTTGTTTGCAAGCAATGGAGAGCATCTTGAAGTGGACCTTGCTGGACGGTGCCCGAAATGGAGCGAGGAAGGGAAGGCTCGTATCCTAGAAGCGACGCGCCAACGCTGGCTTCGCGAGCACGCTTCCAGCCGTCCGGAGTCAGAATTAAGTGGTCTCCAGTGCATTTGAACGATTTTCCATTGCTGAGCCGAAATTCAAACATCTCGGCCTTTCCTTTGAGGTAAGGAGTTTCGGCCAGCTCCGGACCATTCAGCGTCATAACCCACGGTCGCTCACCCGCATCAGAGAGTTCTTTGATCGTCGGTTCCTCCCATGTGGTCGGATCAAAAATCCGGGTGTCTCCTGAAACGCAAGACGAGCACCCGGCATAGCCGACAAAATTCTTCTCTCCCTTATCGGTGATGCACTCGCGCAAAATCGTCTCGGTCCATTCGTTCCAGATAATACGCCTGATCGAGCCGGGGCAGTTGAACGACAGGTCGATGGCTCGGCGTAGGTAACGCCAGCGGTCGTCCTTGGTCGGCGGTGCACCCGTGCGAGAGCCTCCACGCCACTCAGCTTGGAAGCACATGAACAGACAGGCCGTCAGCTCGGACGTTCCATTCGGAAAACCAGCCCCGTCCAACCAAACCGAGCCATCGGCATCAACTGTGTAAGGCGCAGGTTCAAAGAGCCCTTGCGGGCTGGGCGCTATCGCTGTGGTCATGCCTTCCACTACCAGACATTCAACCAACCGAAAAGACTTTTTTAGCCACGACTAAAATCGCACTTCGGCAACATAGACGCAAGTTTGTCAAATTCAGCTCGATTCCTTTCGATCCAGACGCGCTCCACTTCTTCTTGAAAGAATCGAATTACCTCACGCATCTGATTCCTCTTTATCTCACTCGTTGCAGCGACGCTAGGAGCCGCTTGAACTTCAACTGCGGCACATAGTGAGGGAGCGATAAACGGAGCGCTCACAGCGCCCGTCAGCAGGGTAAAGAAGGAACGTCTTTTCATGGTGGTGGAAAAAAACCGGGCTGGCCGCAGTTCAACACATCCTCTCCACCTAGTCAATCCCGCTTTCATCGTTCTCGTTTTCGTTTTGGCAGACTTGGCAAATGCACGAATACCCGGTGTTTACGCCGCCTTTTTCAATCAACTCTTTCACCTCGGCGTCCGACAAATCCATTTCCTCTTTCATCTGATTCAGCAGCTCAACCGGGGCGTTCTCATATGACCCCGGCGCTTCCCCATGCCACGTTAAATCCTCCCCCTCCCAGTCCACCGCAAACCCGGTTTCAAGCATGCATTCCGGATCAGCCGGGAACTCCGCTCCACACCAGTCACAAAGCCACAGCACGGGTTCAAGTTCCATAAACCGCATTCCAGACCCAGATATCTTGAATGTCAAGCTGTCGGTAATTCTTTAGCCACGGCTAAAACCCAGTTGCCAATCACCCATGAACATCAAACCGCTTTGTCGCTCACCAAACGTCAATCCGCGTACATCAAACGAATTTTTTTAGCCGGGATTTTTTTATTTTTCGTGAGTGATTTTTTCTGAATCTGTCACATGGAACCCATGCTGTCATCCTCGTCCCTGTGACATCTCGCGCAACAGAGGAGACACCCGTCGCCCCTGCAAGCCACTGAGATACAACACAACACCAATAGAACGATACGACAATGAACAAGATCAACATCACCATCCAACAGTCAGCCTACCACGCACAGCTTCAGAACCTTGAGACACGAAGACTCAGCATCCTTGCGTTGGCGCGCACTGGCACACCTGATGTGCCTGCGGGTAACGCTAATGGTCAGGGTCCACTCATTGATGCACTCAAGGAAGTAGAACGTGAGATGGCGCGGGTATTCACGCTGTCGATGACGAGCTGGCATTGACTGCATCGCGGAGCCTGACCGCACAACAGGCAGTTTACCACTTGGCTTTGTCGGCCCAGTAGGCTGCACTCATCTTGCCCTTGGCGATGTTCTTGCCGTGGCGTGACTTGAAGCTCGCACGCTTGTCCTTCATCGCTTGGGATTCACCCTTCTTCGGAGCGCCTGCGGTCTTTGCGCCTTGCTCGCCAAAGCGGATGGTCTTCACCTTCTCACCCACCTTGGCCACTACGATGTGGCTCTTTTTCGGGTGGGCGGGTGTGCGCTTCGGTTTGTTGACGCCGCTGACTCCGGCTCTCTTGACTGCGGATGCGGCTTTACTGGTTGGCTTTGCGCTCATGCAGCAAGCGTAAAACAAAGCGCCAATCGCATGCAATCCTTTTCCCTCGCTCGGTGGACACCACTGAGCCCTCTAGGGAATCTAGAGACACGCACCAGCCGTGAACCTACGCTGGCTTTACACGTATGAAAGACATCATCTATGAACTGGGTCAAGTGGCCCTGAAGACCATTTGGCTCGCCTTGGCGGTTGCAGCCGTCATCGGTGTGCTCAAGGCAATGTCTTGGGCCGACACTGGTATGCGCACCCTTGGCATCGAGGAGGTGCAGCCATGATCCACTATTCGTCGCCCGATTGGGTAGGTGAGATGCTGGTCATGCTTTACGGCGGTGAGCAGTTGGAGTTTGAGTTTTAGCCACGGCTAAACGAGTTGGAGCGCCAGTCAATTGGCTGGTGTCTCCTTCTCCTTTCGGGTGCGCGGGTCGAGAGCTAGGCTCTCCCTGCGGTGGTTGGTTTGGGCTGGGCCCTGAATCCCCAGTCGTGATCCCATCCCATCCCGTATTGTATTTACGATATCAATCATTCTGAGAGGTAAGAGGCTGCTGCTTATTGTCTTTATTGGTCGTCTGAGGGTTCTCAGGCACTTCGCGCTATTGCGAAGGCAAGACCAATGCGACACAACCACACACGTCCATGAGCCGATACATCACCACCACCAAGTCAGGTCAGTCCTTCAGCTACGGATTCGACGACTGCGGCATTCCCGGATACTTCCTGTCCAACGACGAGTCTGATTACGACACACGCGCCTTCATGGCTGACGAGGATTGCTGCCTCTCACGCGGCCAAATTCTCGACATGATGAACTTCATCAACGAGATTGGCGGCTTTATCCCACAAGCTCACATCGACGCCATTGCGCTCGATCTGCCTTTTTAAACGACTGTTTGACACTTCGCAGAGTGGCCCTTCGGGGTTAATGCGGCAGTCAGGTCACACTGGCTCTGGTCACAAGCCCAGACAACAAAAATAGTTTTGAAGTGGTTTCATTGATAACACAGTCACTTGTGAATCCTTAGTAAACCACTCAAGTTACTATTGTCTTGATCTAACGCTGACCCTCCCACTATCCTTGGTACAGCGCTAAGCGGGTGTGCACCTCGCCTAATCTCCTCGCTTCAACTCAAATTCATCACACAGGGAAGGCTTAAGAGTCTTATTTGAACCCCTGATTACTTCAGTATTCCGAATGGTTCGCCTGATTTGCAGCTTGGCTAAAACGTACACTCAGTCATCAGACACGCGAGGGGAGAAGCCGACAGCGGTAAGGATGGCAAGGTTGACGTTACCGGACGATTGGTTTTCCTCGGGAGGGGTGATGGCTTCGTTCATGAGCTTGGCGGCTATTGCGGCCTCGCCGAACGACTGCGGGACGGGAGCCATAGCGAAGAAGCGTTCAAGCGACTTCTTGGCCCCTTGGAAAACGGTTTCTCGTGCCTGTTCCTTGCGAGCGACCCACACGGTGGCTGCTGCGGCTGCGGGATCGTCCTTAGAGAGTTCGCCGCGCACGCCACGTTGGATGCGTGCAGGGGTGCACCATTGCTCTTGTGAGGCGCGGTCCTTGATGGTTTGCACGACCACGGGATACTGCGATGCAATGGCTTCGTAGGCTTCGCCGGATTCGGCGCGGGCCTTAACTTCGAGCCACTGCGTCTTGCTCATCTTCGGTTTAGCCTCTGGCTGTGGTGTGCTGTCATCCATGCGCGATGCTTACCATTCTCTCTCATCCGCTGCAATGCTCTTTCCTTGCCCTGCTGCAATGCCTGTGGCGCGTTTAAATGCGCGTCCGGGCACTGTGTCCCCAAACCACTCTCCAAACCATAGAATCCACACGTATGACCACACAACAAGCCATCCAAACCAATGCCAACATCTCCTACATCGAACCCGGTGATGACGGCATTACACCAGTAACCATTACTGTCAGCGCATGGGAAGCCATCGCTCTCACCGCACCATCGTATGCACGCGCCAACCTCAAACTCCGAACCAATGGGCAGGACATTCTCCAACCCACATTCGAGCAAATGCTTGACGACTACCTCGTCGTTCACTGGGCAACCATCCAGCCTTTTAGCCGTGGCTAAAATCAAACGCCTCTCATAGCCCTTCGGGCGTGAGAAGCAACCACTCTCCCAAACAAAGAAAGACACACGCACCAAATGAAGACTACATCAGCTAGCACTTATGCCTCCGCGTTCATCGACACGATGGCGTATTCCGACATCAACGGCAACGTCGCCGAGTCAATCGAAGACGCGCTTGCCGCCAACTTCAGCCGTGACTTGTTCACGCCCACCCACAACCTGCCTGCCGACATCTTCAAATCAGACGAACTGGTTCACGTCATCAAGCCATCGTTGGTCAGGACAATGGCCCAAGAACTCGCCGCGTTCCACGACCGCCGCCGCTTGGCAGACGCGCGCTGGACCCAAAAATCCACGTTGTTCTCAAACTTCGGCCGCTGGCTGCAAGCGGACGAGAAGGCCATCGTAGCCAATGCCAAGGAAGGCTTGGAATCAGTTGAGGACCGCTTGGGCGTCCTGCCCTACGTAGTCGAAAAGATCCGCTCACGCAAAGCGTGGAAAGACGAGCAAAACGTCGCGCAAGACCCAACGAATTATGCGGACACCTCGCTCGACTACGATCTGCCGCCACGCACCAAAGGACGCTCGCACGCTCCGGCGTATTACAGCATCACCGGACCAAGCGGTCGCACCATCGACCTGAGCCAACCGCACAACGCGTTCAAGCCGATCCTCTCATCCAATCCAAACGATGCGTTCCGACGCTTCATCACCCGCTTGGGTGTGGACCGCAAAGGCGGCGAGACCGAGTTGCTAAACCTGTTGCTCAAGGCCGACAAAGTGACTTGGGTCAATGCCAACGGCGAACCGTGCAGCGACTACAAGTGGCTGCCGAGCTACGTCAGCTCAATGCGCAACGGTGTGTGGTTCGTGATGGTCGGCTGGAAGCTCAACCCAAAGTGCCAATACGGCCAGTTCCACCGCGAGCTGCCTGACGGTTCGATGGTGATGCCGTTCATCGAGAACGCATCCGGCGAGCTTGAGCCATTCATCCCCGGCGTCCACATGGAGTCGGACATCCTCACCACTTCGCAACTCGACTACAAGCTGCTCTGCGAAGACAGCGGCATGGCAATCGTGGATAAGAACGAGGACATCGTCGATTACATGAACGAGTCGGAAGAACTCGTCATGGAAGGCTTCATCCGCGACGACGACCACGCCGAAGAGGAGGTTGACAACTGGCTGCTAATTCAAGCTGCGTCCGAAATGGACCGGATGATCGACCTACGAGTCGGTTCGGCAGTGTGGCTGATCGACGGCTTCGACGATCAGGTGTTCACGCACACCCGCAGTGTAGGTGCAGAGTGCCACAAGCTAAAGATGCTCATCCGCGACAAAAAAGCTCAAATTGCCGCATTCGTCACATCAACGCCACCTGATGGTTTCGATGCTGAGTCGCGCAATGCCGAAGGCAAAGACCTCGCCTATGCCTTGGAAGCACTCCAGAGCAAGCTCACGTCCACCCGCGCCAACTACCGCTTGGCCAGTGAGGATTTGAAAGCGCAAACGCGTCAAACACTCTGGGAAGATCGCCTGCCACGCGAATGCGTAGGCACACCACGCTCGTCAGCTCCGGATGCCTTCAGCGCACCATTGCCAACAAGTGTGAATGTGCTGGGCGGGCATCCCATGGCAGGTGCGAACGTGACGGTCATTCAAGGTGCGTCTAACGAGCCGCGCAACATCGCGATTTTAGCCAAGGCTAAAGTAAACGCGGTCGAACGCATCGTCCCAACCGCCAATCCGATGCGCTTGTTGCAAAACGGCCTCACACGCCTCTGCACCACACCTACGGGCAATGTATCCACCCGGATGGCTGCAAAGCCTCCTGTGCGTCACACAACACCCGCAAACGCATCACCAAAGCTCAAGCGCACATTGCTGCGCATGATGCTCGGTGGCAAGCCGCTGAATGCATAAGCCCTTCGGGCGGGAGATGAAAATGTCAGGAGAGAGTGGCGGGTTCGCAAGGACTTGCCGCTCTCTTGTCTGAAAGGGGCCTTGCGACATCGGGCCTGCAATAGCAAATCGACACGCAATACGAATACAGACAAACAGGGGGCGCGACCTGAACGCGCAACACAACAACCAAACTAGAATCGAACCTACCAAACATCATGAATTCAGAAACCAACATCGAAAACACTGAGGCCCAAATCGAATTCCCAACCGCCGAGCTGACCGTCAACACGGGCTACATCAAACTGGAAGAGTCGCAAGACACTCCGGCCACCGTCATCACCGCCGAGCCACGCGTCAATGCAGGCGGCAAGCCATTCATCGCCCTCACGCTTCAACTCGCCGAAGGCCGCACCAGTCACAAAATGTGGGTTAGCACCCCGGCAGCCGCTGCAAATACACTGCGCCAACTCAACCGCGCATTCGGCATCAAGGCGTTCACCGAGTTGCCATCCATCGTCGATCAAAAGTGCAGCATTAGCTCGCGCTTCGACGACTACTCGCAGCGCATCACGGTGGCATACATCAACCGCTACAACGAACACGCCAACGACGTAGTGGACCTGTCCAGCCTTGACGCGCTTGCCGCATCCGTGCCAGAAACCACAACCGACCTCGCAAGCGTCGAATTCTGATTCCCCCCCCCAACCCCCCCAGCCCGCCTGTGCTTAACCGCGCAGGCGGGTTTTCTTTTTGTGACACTTCAATCATGAAAACCACCAAAATCAGATCAATCTTCACACGCAGCCACGCGCAACTCCGCAAAGCCCGACGTGAATACATCAACACGCAGCGCCACGCCATCCTGCAATCCGCCGGAAACGACGTAATGCACGCTGCCATCTTGGAGATGATCGACTCGGGGCTCTATGCCAAGCCTGCGTCACGGCCCAAATCCGAGCGCTCGTTCCACGACTTCCGGTTCTCAGTCGCCAGAGCCATCTGGCAAATCGAAAAAGAAATTTGGGGAGCTGAACTCGTTGGGCAATGGCATTTCTGGACCACCCGCAATGGGTTCGACATGCAGTTTGGCCGCAACCTCAAACAGCAAAAAATCGCATGAAAACCCGCATCTTGCTCCACCTTGGCTGCCTATTACGCCGTCCGTCCCACCTTGTTTGGCATTTACGCGGCATCTTACGTGAGTTTGCGCATTGACTCGACGTTTAGCCACGGCTAAAACTTTTCACACATCAATCATTCTATGAAAACAGAAACCTCCACCTACGTTCCCGGCTACTGGGTGCGCCGCTAAACCAACATGACAACAATCCCCACACCCCCTGAAGAATCCGGCACTGCACGCCGCGACCGTCATCAAGTCCATCAAACGTTGATGGAGGAACAAAAAGCCCGCATCGTCACCGCCCGCGAGCGGCACAAGCGCGACCACGGCCGCATCCGCTCGTATTCAGGGAATTTCTACTAATTTTCCAAGCGGCTGTAATGGTTTCGACGTAACTGGAAGACATCAAATAGCATGCAGGGGTTGATCGACTGGCCCCTTTAACAAGTCGATCACAGACCAACTGGCAAATTGGAACTCGCGGCCTAAGCCGCAAAACGGTTGGTGAAGCGCCCGCTCCGCACCAACTACAAACCGGGCAACCAAACGCAACTCAGCGGCGTAAAGACTGAGTGGTGGAGGATGAAAGGAGCTGCACCACAGCGCCAATCGTCCCTCGGACTGGCCCACCGTGAAGGGCCAACCCATAAGCATGTTTGAAGTTTGATAAAAAACAGTTGCGGACGCGGGTTCGACTCCCGCCAGCTGCATTATCTTGGGTTGCGCCATATACGCACGATTCACCGACGTAATCGGTGACCCCATATCCATCCATCGACGTGGGCGCGCAAAGTCGCGTTGTTTGAAGTAAAAGGCGAAATGCTGCCAGCTTCATTAAAACTACCTTGGCACACAAGCTAGCTACTTGTCACAGCATGTGGAAAATTGCGATGAAGTGTGAGCGACCTGCGGTGGATGGACATGGGGTTAAAGTTTGAAATGTAGCTTTCTCCCCACGGGACTTAATGACAACTCGCCCGATACCATGTGTTCCTTTGTCCGCTTCGCCCTCGTAAGGGGCCATTCAATAATCTGCGTCTGAAAACTGGACAGGAGCCGAAGGACCAAGGAGCACCTTGATAATCCTTCCCTGCCTGGTTCATAACGACGATCATGACAGGCCACCATTTTCTCAATGCCATGCTGCCCTTGGAACGGAATGCGTATCCTAGGAACGTCGCGTCCCTCTCGGGGCGGTGTGGCACCTCATGAAGCAGCTAGTGTATGTGACGTTCCGACAAGACAGTGACACGCCCTCAGTAGGAAGGAATGCGTCGGTGCAATTCCGGCCTGCTTCACCTTTCTTTTTAGCCACAACTAAAATTCACACCATGAGCCAACTCATCGAAGGTCATTCGTTTCTGACACACCGACCCAAAGCCACTTGCCGCGTGCTGTGGCGCGTCGCAAACAAGTTTGGAACAAGATACCGCTGGGATAAACAAACCTGCCTTCACGCCACACAAGCGGACGCGTATAAAGCCGTTGGCCTAGATCCAAACCAAGCTCCAAAAAAACCATGACACCTGAAAAACAACGTGTAGCCATCGCGGAAGCGTGTGGGTGGAAGTGGGAAAGGCTTTGGACAGGAGAATTACATGGAAAACCTGTCGGAGAACAAGGGCCATTCCGTGAATTGCCCGACTACCTAAACGACCTGAACGCGATGCACGAAGCGGAAGAATCACTGCATGGAAATCAATATGTGGAATACACAAATTTGCTTATTGAAATCGAAGGCAGCTTATTTGGAATCAGGGCAACTGCCGCAGAACGCGCCGAAGCTTTTTTAAAAACTCTCAATCTCTGGATTAAATCATGAAAACCATCAACACTCTCGGGGAAAACTTTGAGAAACGGCATCAATTTTTGCTGCAAATTGCCAAGTTAAACGAGGTGGCCATCTGCGGAGGCTGCGCTGCAGCCATTTCGAAAGACCGTCAGGATTACATCCCAGCCGATCTCGATCTGGTTACCACCAAGGCCAACGCGCTGCGGTTTGTCGATGCGCTCAACCACTTCCTTTTGGACAAGCAGGTCCACTACCGAATCTATGCCAACTGCCACAACGACTTTGTGCCAACACCAGCGACAGCACACTTCCGCATCCAATGCCCGTTCTGGGTGCCGGTTTGCTTGTTTATCATCCCGCACGACAAGTTCCGCTATTACCGCATCCAAGGCGGGCATCTACTCCAGTTGCCGCAAGACGTGAAACAAGCAGCGGACGCCCTCACCGAGCGGGACGAAAAGCCGCGCCTCGCCAACGAACTGGCCGAAAAATTTGAAAACAACACCGAACAAATGGATTTGAACGACGACTACCACGACGTGTTCTTCGATCAGGAACCTGTCGAGTCTAATCCTTTCAACGGCCCCCAATCTTACACCCAATCTTTATGAACCGCCAAGAAGCCGTCGAATTGCTCCCGCTCATCGAAGCGTTCATCGCCGGAGAGACGATCCAATATCTGCAACACGCTGAAAAAAATCAAGCCCTTAGCGTGTGGCGGGACATAGATGACGTGCTCTTCACGGACGTTCCGCAGAACTACCGAGTCAAGCCCACGCCTAGAGAGTGGGACATGTGGATAACTCCCAAAGGGGAGCTGACCACTAACAGCGACATGCTAATGCGCGAGTCAGTGCGGGTCCGTGAAATTCTTGACTAAATCTCTCGTTGAACGCCGCGACGAGCCAACAACGCGCTAGGCCGTGCTGATCGCCTGCCTGTCCGTGAAGCCGGGCAGCCACCCAACCCGAACCGGATACGCTTCCTGCTTGCAGCTCCGGGTTCATTTCCCATCATCCGTCCCATGAGCGAACCATCCAAACCTGAGCCGGGCACTAAAGCGTCGCGACTCGCAGCCGCCAACGAACGCGTCATCTTCTGGAAAATCTGGGCAGAAGAAAGCATCGCGCCTGAATCCAAGGCCTATTTCAAATCACGTTTAAATCACTGGGAACGGACAGTGCAGCACATTGAAAACGAACCTGTTTAGCCACAACTAAAATCCCATGAAAGTTACCATTGCCGTCATCATACTGCTTTTGATTGCCGGGCGTTGCACAAGAAGCGCACGCAAAAGCGCTCTTGACGCGTCTAAGCCCATGTATGGCACCAAGTGTCAGCCAGATGCTTCAAAGCCTTTCTGACCTGCCTACAGCATCCACAAATCCCGCTTAAGCGCGTTGCGCGTGGGAAATAATCGTCTCCAGTCTCAAAACCAAGAAAGAACCACAAAATCATGACCTCAAACATCCCCATCCAAACCAAAAAAGCCATCTTCTGGAACTCGTCCATCATTGAGCCCGCCGCTTGGGAGCTTCATGGCGTTTCCAGCAAAGATAACCCGGACACCGCCATTGGCAGATTCGGGACTGGTGCTTGTTACTACATTGCCGTGCTGCTGCGCACCGGTCACAAGGTTTCCATCAAGGCCGCTGAGCAATGGTATCATTTCGGGTTGATTGACATGGAGTTTCGCGGCAAGGAATTCCAGCGCGTCACTTGCAATGGCAAGGAGTTGTCGTTCACCACCCACTACGGCGTCAACTGGACCGTAGATCAAGCATACCGCGAAGTTTACGCCAACTGCGCGGATGAAGGCGGCATTCACTTTGTCGGAGAGCCGATGGATGACGGCACTTCCATCATCATCGAAGGTGAAGGCGTCCTTGATTCGATGGGCCGACACGAAGAAATCTTTGTCGGCAACCGCGAGCCGTTGGCCGAAACCAAAATTGCCCGAATCTACGAAGGCTCCGGCACCATCTACTTTCGCGGCGTCAAAGTGGGCGAGATTGAAAACGCGATGTTTTCTTACGAAATCCTCAACGATTTGGAGCTGACCGAAGATCGCTCGATCAAACATCAATATCGGATTCCACAAGAAATCGGCAGAATGGTCTGCACCCAATTGAAAGACAAGAATTTGATTCGCCTCACTCTGGTTGCGAACGAATCCCGGTGGGAACACAAAATCGACTTTGACTGGACCACATGGAGTTCGGAATTCACCGAGGTTGCCACCGATTTGTGGAAAAACTCGCCGACCAAGCTGAACAAGCATGTTTTTAAAATGCTTCGAAAAAAAGTCAAAGACATCGGTTGGGAGGCCCGCGATATGGATGAGGACAAGGAAATCATGCTCGAAAAAGCCAAGGACTTCTTGAAACGCGCCGGATATGAAGTGACCGTCCCCATCAAGCTGGTGAGCAATGAAGACCAAAACAATATCGCGTTCTACTTCAACGACACCATCCACTTGACCGACAAGTCATTCGAGGAAGGCATGTTCCAATTGGTCCGCACGTTGATGGAAGAGAATTTTCATGCGTGGGGACACCTCGATTGCTGCCGCTCATTTGAAGATTTCCTTCAAAAAGAACTCATCAAGCAGGCGTCAAAACGTCTGCGTGACCCACTTTAAAAAAATACAGCTATCATCATGACCGACATCAACACGTCACGCCCCAAAGGACTTCCAGAAGAATTTTCCAATCCACCACCAGCTCCAGAAGGAATGCGCTGGAAATATCGAGGAATTGGATGGGAAGCACCTTCTGAAACAATCTCGGCCAATTACAAAGACGGAAATTGGCACATCGCTCGCGCGTTCGGAAGCATCCTCCATCATTATCTCGAAGCGATTCCCATCAAGCCAAAACCACAAGTGTGGACGTTTGAAAGCAAAGGTTGGCAAGAAATCAACAACTTGCGCAAGCAAATCAAAGATTTGACCACAATGCATTTTTACCAGCGCGATCAAATCAACGAGCTTGAAGCACGCTTGAACGAAGCACTTTGTTTGCTCAATTCCATTGCTGAAATCGCCGAACAACGCGAACTTTAGCCGCGACTAAAATGACTCTTGATTCAAATGGCAAACAAGTAAAAGCGGGCGACTTCATCACCAGTGCGTATGGCATCCCCCCTAAGGCCATCCGGGGCGAAGTGTTCCGCAAAAATGGAAGACTGCGCGTGCTGACGCCCGGTCACAATCCGGCGGAATGTTCGTTGGTAACTTTCAGGAAATGTCTCGGCGATTTCTGGAAAGAAGAAATAGGATAAAACCCTACCTTTGCCAAAATCCTTTGACAAAATCCGACAAAAACCATATAGCCGGGTGAACTACGAAGTTCACAGGGCAGCGCCCGCCGCAGCAAGTAGTCGGATCAGCGTCAAGATCCATCAAATCAAGTCCCCGTGCGAGAGTAAGAATGTTTTCCCCGAACATCGACTCCCACGGGGCTTCTTGCGTACATTCATCACCAGAAAACCGAACATGAACCTAATCTGTCAAAACACCATGACCGGCATCAAAAACATCTCAACTTTCTACTTTGACACAGGTGTCCGTCCTGAAAACCGATTGCACTTGCCGGACAAAGCTGTGTGGCGAGGCACCATGCAATTTCCATTCGAGTGCGAAAATGTCCCGCAAAACGCCACTTTGATGTTTCTTTGCGACAATCCAAAGTCTTTTGAATCTGAAGCAGATAACGTCATCGTACGTAAACTTTTGCCGGGTTCCGGAATGATTTCCAAATACGCTTATTTCCGTCTTTCTTTGCAGCTATGAGCTTCAAGCTACAAATCCTTGCCAATCTGTGCCAATGTGGCTCTGGTGAGCCTTGGTGGCGTCTCTACGACGCTTCCGCAATCTATGTAGCAAGAGTGTGCGACGTGTGTGAAGCAGCCGTAAAAAGCAAATACAGGCCCGAAATTTTCTCAGATCCGAACTACGAAACCGATGAACCGAAAGAACCTGAAGAATTTTAGCCACGACTAAACCCCAACCTTAACCAAAACACCACCATGGGATCAAGAGGAAACACCTACCTGACACATCGCAACGACAAGTCGCAAGCCATCACCGATCACATCGACCTTTACTGGCACTCTGACGGCCACAACAACGAAAATTACACCCGCATTGGCCTCAAGGCTTGCAAGCCACGCTGGAACGATCCTTCTTACGGCACCGCGATGTTTCTCGGCGCTTTGGATGCCGCTAAAAAATGGCCGTCCGGAATCAGCATCGGTTCGTTCGATGACAACGAGCATGATTTGTTCGAAGTGTGCTGGACCGATAGAAAAGTCCGCAAGTGGCCAAGGAATGCGCACGCTAAAAGCGATATTCTCAATGATTTGTCAAAAGCCCTTGAATCTTGGACGTTTCAAGAATTTGTTGATTTTGTGGTTGCTTTACCCGATTTAGAGTAGTAATTCCTTGCCCGTCGAGAGGTTGCCACTAATCGACAAAGGCTTTGGAGTTGTAGTTGAAAGACCGATTCCAGAAGAACCCGCCCGGTAATGGCAACCTCCCGGTGCGGGTTTTTCATTTTCCTTCGATCACACGGGTTCGCCGACAGTGTGAGGAGCAGGTAAAAAGTTCGCGACATCGTCCGGTAACGCGGGCTTCGTGGGCAAAGGGGGCAACCTCATGCTTGAAACAATCTTCAAAACAGGGTGGCGATTCACGCGTTCTTAGCCACCCGCAAGACAAAATGAAAGACGGGACACCTCAGGGGGCCTATACGGATGACGACCGATTGAGAGAAGATTGGGAGGGAAGGGGTAAGAGCCAGACTTCTCCGCCAAGCGACCAAGTAATCCTAGGAGCCTTAAGGTGTCCCTAAGAACGCGCTTTGCCCAGTTTCCTTGAAAGCCTGCCGGATGACGACAAAAGAAAACACACCACCAACCCGACAACAGCACTAAACGCCACGCCCACCGTGAGACAGCACTTCACAACTTCAGGCAAGCTGACTTTCGGAAAACACCGTGGGAAGTCGTACAAGGAAGTGTTGTTCAAAGATCCTTCGTGGATCAAGTGGGCCGGCCTCAACATCGACGGCTTCAAAGAAGCGGTGGCGGCACTTAACAAGCCGGTCAAGCCGAAGCCAAAGCCCAAGCGCCAAACTAAAGAACAAGCGGCCGCAACCGCCGCCTTCAATAAACTCACCCACAACGAACGCTTGGCCATGATAGCTGAGCGCGTTCGCGCTAGGGAATGGATGGACGAACCGCTCGTTCACGGTTTTCTTGATTCGTTCACAGCTTTTGACCCTAAAACCGCTCCTTATTAAATCATGCCATCCTTCTCTCTAGACTTTGAAGTTTACTGCGGCACTTGCGGCGCGGGACTTTGCAATCAATCCAATACCCGAACATCGCGTCATCGAGGCGAGCCCCAAGTGACGGTGGAAGTGTGTCAAGACTGCGTACAAAAAGCACTTGCTCCGCTAGAAGACAAAATTGAGCTGCTTGAGTCGCAACTGGAAGACGCTCAAGAGCAAATCAGCCAACTCGAAGAACTCGTTTCTTGAGCCCTCCGGGCGTGGGGAATAAATGTTCACCATCAAACAAACAACATGACACTAGCCCAACTCATCGAAGCCTGCGGAGACGACGTGACTTTTCAAGTCCTTAACGCCTGTCTGCACGGCAACCAAAAACTGACCAAACACGGCACCCAAATCACCTTTATTGCACCGGGCATCGAATTAGTAGATTTAGTGCGCAAAGAACCCGATCAAATGGGATTTGTAGTGTGGTTGCCAGGATCTAAGGTCAGGGAAATTCAAAATTCGTTGGAATGATTGTGCTCGCCTTCTTTTTCTCAGGCATGGCCGTATTGCTCTTCCAGCAGGCCGTAGAAGCCTTCAAAAGAGTTTACTGCGACTGGACAGCCATCCTTACTTACAAGCCCGTCAAATGCCGCTACAAGCCCCACAAATCTTACTCCGTCATTTTCAAAGCATGAAGCTTTTCAAACTCCGGCTTCGTTTGAAGTCCGCCCGCAAAAAACTCGCCGAGCAAAAAGAAATAAATCGCAAGCTCTACGAGCAACTTTCCGTTTCTACCGCCAAGAACAAAACTCTTTACGCCGACAACGTCACACTCAGATGGAACGCACGCAACCCATGAATCCAATCAACTTGGCACTTGTTTCAAATGGCTGGAAAATATGGCCCAATCCATTTGGTGAAAAACAAACGACTTTTTTGGCTAAAAGCTTTGAAGGTCACGCTAAATGTCGATGTAACGAAACAAAAAACAAACAAATTGAAATCTACCACCACCACCCGCAAACAATCAGCGGTCACCATCTCTACGCTACATGGAGCATTGAATGCAATGGAGAGCTTCCTGATGGTGAATGGCTAAGAATAAAAGTTGGTGGGCTTACAGATTTAAAAACCATTGAAGAAATGGTCGAAAGACTGCTTTTTATTTGGGATCACGCTGTTTCCATCACCCCAAAAATCCCTAAACATGACCGATAACTCGCCTATCAACATCTCCAAACAGCCGGTGCCTGAAGGTTGGATTCTCATCGCAGGCAAAAACCTCACCAACATCGCTCGCCCCGCCAAAATTGCGTTCCGCATTGCAGAGTCATCACCCGCAAAATGCGGCCACCCAATTTCCGCAGGCATTATTATCCAAACACAGGACAAAGAAGCGTGGGATGCGGCACAAGCCAAAAGCGAAGCCCGCAGAATCAGAGAGTCTGTTTATCCATCCCGCACCAAAAAAACCTCTAGCAAACCATGAACACGTCCGTCATCATCCCCGCCAAGATCCAAAACACCGCTCCGAAACCGACAAAATCCCAGCTTGCCGAAGCTTTGTTGGATCGCGCTTTCAAAGCACATGTAGCCAATGAAGCTGAAAAAGAACTCAAGCGTTCCGCATTGGAAGAAGAAGGATTCAAATTGGTCATTGAGGAGTTCAAAAAAGTCATTCCAAAATCGGAAAACATCAATTTTTACAACCAATGGAGACCCGGTTGCGAAGCAAGCGTGACTGTTTCCGTAACGTCGGCCAAAATCAAAGCCATCCAAATCAAACTATCCAAGCTTCACGAATGCAGCTTCGACCGGGACGGAACCAAAAAGCGCATCACCGATGGCCTCAAAACCCCCAATCCGTTGCTTGGCAATGAAGACACGGCCAAAGCTCTGGACGCGCTCCTTGCCACTTTGATGGCTCCGCAAACACCCGCTTTGATTACCGTAGATGTATGAGCGCGTTGCGCTTGAAAAAAATTTGTCATGATTATCCAACCCAAACTCAACTTTGCCTTGCTCGGCACGGGATACGACAAGCAAAGGCTTGATAACACCCGCACCTACACCGCTCGACTAGCTATCAACCAGCCCGACTGGCAAAAAATGGGCAAGGTTTTCGTTTCGTTCGACAACGATGACGAAGAGCCATCCATACTGCTTAAACGCAACGACTACGACATCATCGAAGCTTAATTTTAGCCGTGGCTAAAAAACCGCTTTCAAAGCCTGCCTCATCCCGCCACGTTCCCAACTATTCCATGACCGATCAATTCAAAAAACAACTCCAAAGCTTTCCAAGTCCGTTTTTACGGGCAATGCAGAACAACGTTTACACCAAAGGTGATTCGCAGTTTAGCGTCACCCAGTTGATCGGCCCTCCGCAGCGAACATGGCTGGCGACACTACACGAGAAGCAGGAGACGCCTTACAGCTCGTTCGCCGCCTTCCTCGGCACCGCAATGCACGCTGTCTTGGAAGCCAACGTAGACCCATCACAAGGCGAAATCGCGGAAGAGCGCATGTTCGCCACCATCTGTGGAGCCAAAGTGAGTGGCCAGCTCGACCATCTTGAGAAAAAAACGTTGTTCGATTATAAGACGACACGCGGAGCGCAAGACGCGATGAAGCCAGACCACCGAACACAGGTAAATGCGAACGGCTACCTTGCCACCCTCAACGGACACGAAGTGGAGCATGTCGCCATCGTTTACATCCAAATGGATTGGTCCTACATGCAGAGTAGTTTAAACCCTCTGTATCCTCAAAGCCCTTACAAAATCTTTGTTGAAGACTACGACCAGCAAAGCGCTATTGATTTTTTCAACCGCGCCATCCCCGAACACCTCGCCGCGCTCGAAGGAAAGCCCCGCGAATGCACACGAGACGAAAAATGGCAAAAAGACGACAGCTACGCTCTGATGAAAACCGGAGCCAAGCGGGCATCCAAAGTTTGCTCTACACGCGCCGAAGCCGAATCTTTGATCAAGCCCGGCCAGTTCATTCAAGAACGTCCCGGCGAACGCACTTTTTGCTCTTCGTTCTGTGGATTCAATCAATGCCCTCAAAAAAAGCGTGAAGACGCGAAATCTGTAAAACCAGAAGAACCATAAACTCCGATACCTGCTTTTGTTTGATGTTTATCGTCTTAATCGGTGGTTGCTCGTTTACCGCACATTCATGGCACAATGTCCTCAAAGAAGAAAAACGAACCCAATCGGTCGAACGCCTCGAAATCCTCAAAACCACCGGAAAAATTCCTGAACGATGAAAAAGAAATTGATCAAGCCCGTGTTGAAGCGTGAAGAACGCTGGAAACTTGGCAAGCTGACCTGTGCCGAGCTTGCCGAGTTGGTGGTCGCCGCGCTGGAAACCGACATCAAGCGCAATGACACGAACGAAGCGCTGCGCCTGCGCTACGCCCACGCGCGCAACCTCGAACTGCTCAAGCTGTGCGGCACGCTTAAGGCGTCCTACCATGCCGCCCACTGCCGCACGGCCGTCCACTTCACCAAGGTGCCTACGTTGGTGCTGACGGCCACCGGAGGCAAGCCTAAGGCGTCTTCGATGCCGCCGTTCACCGCGTCACTCAAAAAGCTGGCCGCTCAACACGGGGTTGTCATCCATCGTTTTGGTAAAGGCGCTTTCATCCTCGCCAAAAATCCCCCAAAGCCTAAACCCGTCACTACTGGCCTTTGTGACAAATCATTCAGTCTTGTCCGTTAAGCGCGTTGCGCTTGGGAATTAAGAGCTTTCCAATTTGTTTTAGTTTCGGCTAAAATCCACACCAACCACACACATTCATGCAAACCTCAGAATCCATTTCAGAAATCGCCGGAGCCATGGTGCTCGCCCAGCAGGCGATGCTTCCGCTCATCAAGGACAGCAACAACCCGTTTTTCAAATCCAAGTATGCCGACCTCCAAGCAGTCACCGAGGCGTGTTACCCGGCGCTTCAGGCCAACAGCATCTGCGTGATGCAGTCGGCGGAGTCGCTTGGAGCACTCGGAATCAACATCAAGACCCGCCTGATCCACAAGAGCGGCCAGTTCATCGAGACCGAGTGCGCCATCCCGCCTGCTGGCCAAGACCCACAGAAATACGGCTCAGCCGTCACTTACGGCCGCCGTTACGGACTCCAAGCTGCCGTGGGACTCGCCGCGATTGACGACGATGGGGAAAGCGCCATGAACCGCAACGCCACCAAGCCAGCCGCACAACCCGAAACCACACCCACCCCGTCCGCCACCAACAACGACCCGGCAGTCGTGGAAAAAATCACCTCGGTGTTTTGGCAGCAGACCACATTGGCCGGGCTTAACGAAATGATGGCGTTGGCCAAAACCAAAGGCTACGGCACGCACAAGGACGTGGTGTCCGCCTACGACGAGCTAAAGGTCAAGCTCGCCTGATTCCCCCCCCACCAATGAAGCGGCGGCGTGAAGAAGTCCTAAGCACGCAGTCTGTGAAAGGCTGGAGGGAATTCACTCAACCTCGGCTTGCCGGTTTAAGGCCCGGCCCGCTTCACCCACTCTCACCACACACAAAACAAACGAAATGTCAGAACAATACCAAATCAAAGGAACCGTCAAGCTGGTCGGTCAAACCGAACAAGTCAGCGACAAGTTCAAGAAGCGCCAAGTCGTCATCACCACGCCGGATGAAAAATACCCGCAGGATCTGGCGGTTGAATTCACGCAAGACAAATGCTCTTTGCTCGACGCCATCAACGTCGGCGACGAAGTGACCGCTTCCATCAACCTGCGCGGCAGCGAATACAAAGGTCGCTATTACGTCAACCTGACCGGCTGGAAGATCGAGACCGACCAACCATTCTGATCCATTGGCCAGCATCCACCAACTCACGACGGCGGTAAACGGCCAAGACTTCATGACCATCGACAAGGTCACGGTGTCGCGCCAGATGCCGCCGAAAACGGCTCGAAACAACAAGCTGTATTCGTTCGTCGTGCTGAAAAGCGCGGGGTCTGAAATCACGCTGTCGTTGTGGGACGATGCCGCCAAGTGGAAGTTGCCAGAAGGCGAGATGACCCTGCGCGGTAAGTTCGTCAAAGAAGACTACCAAGGCAAGCCGTCGTTGCGTTGCGAAGACCTGAGCCCGCCTGAAGGAGCCACGGAGTTCGCCGCGTCCGAGATTGTCGCGGCAGTCACCAAGCCCTCCATCAAGGATTGCCTTGACGCAGGGATTCGATGCGCCGACTACATGGTCACCAAAAAGCGGCCGGAACTTGCACCTACGGCTTTCACCTTCGGAGCCAACGCCCTGCTTGCAGGACATCGGCTTGAATGACTTGGAGACGCCGAGCTAGGAGCAAGAGGGTTCGAGTCCCTCCGGTGTTCTCCCTCACCTTCCCCTGCTGCGTTCACCGTGCAGACAGACAGACCGGGAAGACACGGTGCTCGTTGCAGGTTTGCGTTCTTTGTCGTTTGTGACCTGCAACGAGTTTTCTTTCTGCCGTTTCAGCATGCTTGACACCGCCAAAAATTTTCAACAAAAACGGGCATGGCAAAAACCAAAGCAAAACCCACCAAAGGCGGTGGCAAAGGCATGGGCAAAGGTTGCAAAACCTGCTAATGCGTCAGAGTTGCCGGTCTCTTCAAAACCGGATTATTTTCTACTGCTCCAGCAGCAAGCGGCTTGCCGCGACCTGTAAAGCATGGCCAACAACACTGGAGGAAGAAGGCCCCAAAAAACGTTTTGGTAAATGCGGTGAACCATCACCAATAGCGTGAAATCGGTGACACATCGGAAAGACGGTGCCTTAGGCATGGAGTGGCGCGGTCGTAAGCCGCAGTTCACACCCATAAAACCGACAGTAGCGTCAAGCTGTCACCGGATACGGTCACCGGACTTTTTTTAGCCACGACTAAACCAGCGCTCGGGATGACTCAGATAATCCTACTATGAGCTGCGGAGTGCGCGCCCTGAAACTCCCGGCAAGCAAATGTAGACATATCCTCTGATGACCAGTCCGGGAAAGTAGCGGACACACCTTCCTCCGTGACCATGGATAGCATGGAACGAAGCGCCAGCAAGTGGGCGAGCCACAAGAGAGGTCCGTGCTTAGGCGGAACCCTGATCCAGACCGGGAATTATCTAGACGCACATGACAGCGGAGCGATACGCGCTGTCACTTCAATGGTCGGCGTCTGAGAAGGGTATCGAGTTTGGGGCACGGCCCACGCGCAAGCGGTCATAACAGTCCTCAATAACGACGAGCTAGCCCGGCCACCCCTTTCCTTTCACATCTTTTGATATTGCACAAATCCTGATTTTCACCTACATCCAACCATCAACGGGAAGGACGTTGCCACTAATGAGCTTAGCCGGGGGGCAAGCTTGGTGCGGTGGTAGCATCCTTCCCGCCTTTTTTTATGACAATCTACCTCTACAAAACCGCGAAAACTGGAAATGCGCTTCAACAGGCCAAATTGCATCGCGTCCATGAAGATTCGGCGATTCAAGCATTGCTGGGACTGATGGTTTTAGAGGAAGAAAATAATCTCGTATTGGTTTTGCTGGACGGGGCCAAATTGGATCGACAAATGATCATCGAAAATCTTTGTTTCAACCGCGTTCCGGTCATTCTCATCGTGGCTTCCTCTTTCATCCAGTTCAAATGATCCTATCCGACAAAGCCTTAAAGCTGCTCCGACTCGCACTCAGCGAAGTGAATCCACATGAGGCAGCCAGCGCGGCCGTTATGTTCATGGCTGAACTCAGGCGTGAAGGAATTACAGCGGAACGGTTCGAAGGATCGCCAGTGCCGAAAGGCTTCACCCGTGTGAAACGTGAGGATGCTCGTCCTGCGGCTTCAATGCCTCATGCGGGACAAAGCGCCAGCCAAGACATTCAAACGCCTTCTAGGACATCTCAAGCACCAAAGAACAACTCTTACGGAGCCTACGAGGGAGAACAGTTGCAGTGGGTATATGAAAACCGTCACCGACTCTCGAAAAAGATGGCTGCTGCCGTCGTCGAGGAGATGGAGGCGCGTGGATTAATCTAAATTTTAGCCATGACTAAAAAACAACATCCACTTTGCGACATGTCCAAACCATGGGGCGTGATCAAGTTTGTCCACTTTCGTGACGGCTCCGAAAGGAAATTTTACTCCATGGTCAACAAAATGACAGGCAACCGCATGACGGCGTTTGATAACGATCCTCCGGGAATTAATGACCCGATGCCATGGATCAAATCGGTGTTCAAGGACATCAGCAAGAAAGCCACCAAAGTTATCGAATACCAAGGCACCAAGCACTTCCAATGAAAAACTACATGCTCGATGTTGCCTTCACGGTTGAAGGTCCGTGGGACGAAATGGAAGATATTCCTACCGAACAAATTCTTCTCGGTCTTCAACGCCGACTCACTTCGCTTCTTGAGGCACACACCAACAAAACCGAAGACGTTACCGAAGCTTTCGGTTTTTGCGATTCCTACGAAATTGGCGACCCTCCAATTAGTTCCTTTCGTGAAGTGTTGCAACCCAACCCGATGAGAGGTAAGTGGGGAACTGTAATTGAAGCTGATGGGACAGAACGTCCTGCTGAACCTAATCCCAACTGGAAAACTCCATGAAAATCATTCTCGCAATCGACCCCGGCAATAAACAAAGCGGATGGGCGTGTGTTCAAGACGGCAAGTTGGTCGGAAGCGGCGTGCTCCCGAACAACGAATTGCTGCATCTCAGCGCTTTCCAGACGGCCGACGTGCTGGCTATCGAGTGGATACAGGCGATGGGCATGGCGGTAGGTCAAGAGGTGTTTCAAACATGCATGTGGGTCGGGCGGTTTGTTCAGGTCGCAAAAACTTTACAAAACCGTCCAGAAATCCGTTTAGTGCCACGCGGAGTCATCAAGCATCACCACTGCGGAAAAACAACCGCTAAAGACGCAAACGTCACTCAAGCACTGCGCGACAAGTATGGCGAAAAAGGAACCAAGAAAGCTCCCGGCTACTTCTTCGGAGTTTCGTCTCACGCATGGCAGGCGTTCGCCGTCGCCGCTTATATCATCGAAGGCGGAACCCACGCCAACGAAATACACCCTCTATGATAACGTCCAAACAAGAAAAAGCCGCCGCCATTTATCAAGCCACACTTGCTGTCGCTTCATTTTACAACATCCAAGCCTCTTTGTTGTTGTCTGAATCCTCATCCAAAAGCAAGCAGCTCAACCGAGGACGAGGTTTGCTGATGAGCCATTTGTTTCGTCAAGGAATGTCGCACGTTTCCATTGGCCGCATCGTGCAACGATCCACTGACACCGTGCGCACTGGAATTACCCGAGCCGATCTCGATGTCACCGCAGACGAACGCCAGTTAATGGCGGTGTTGCCATTCATTCCCCATACCATTTTAGCCACAATTAAAAAGCCCTCCGGGCTTGAGAAGTGATTGTATCCTCTCCCAAAACAAACAACCCCAAAACACCAGAAACATGTCTCATTTAATTCAATCCCGCGACCGACAATCCGCAAAAACACAAGCTTGGCACGGCTTGACGACCATCGTTGACGATGTCAATCAATCCTCTGCCTTTGGCTGGGATGTCGTTGAAACGCCAATTCTCTACCGGGTTCCAAATCCAGAGCAGCCCGGTCAGGAAAAAATCATTGAGCACCCGAAATACATGCAGCTTGTCGCCAACGACGATTACCTGCCCATCGGTGAGCCATACAACAAGGACACCTACACCCCGTCGTCGATCAAGATGCTATGGGAGATCGTGCGCCTCGGTATGGGCGATACGCCGCACACCATCGAAAGCGCTGGGTCTGTCGACGACCGTCGCAAAACGTTCATCAGCCTCAAGGTGAGTGACGGCTTTACCATCGGTGACCGTGAGTTCAAGGACTACATCACGTTGCTCGACAGCTTCGACAAATCGTGCTCGCTCACCTGCCTTTATTCGTCGATCTGCGTGGTTTGTGCCAATACCTACGGGGCCGCGATGCGGACTGGTAAGGAAGTGGGCAAAGCTAAGCACACCAAGATGATCGACCTGAACGTGCAGCGCTTAATCGACGCCATTGACGCGTTTTCCGGCACAAGCGCCCATTTCAAGGGTTTGATGCAGGAAGCGTTTGTAACCCCGTGCTCACGAGACGAAGCCCGCGCATGGCTCACCGGCATCGAAGGTCGCAACATGGACCGCCCAACCAACGGGTTGCTCCAAAAGTCGGCTCGGATGGCTGATTTGTTCGAGCGCGGCAAGGGCAACGAAGGACGCACCCGTCTGGACGCGTTTTCGGCGCTCACCGACTTTCACAGTCATGAGTCTTCCAACCGCAAGGGCGAGGACGCGCAATACATGTCCAGCGAGTTCGGCGCGTCGGCTGTCATCAAGACGCTCGCAGCCAGCCGCTTCAAAGAGGACTGGGAGAAAAATACGCGTCACGGCAACGCGCTGCTCGAACAAGACCGCGTAGCTCTCACCAACTGACTTTTAGCCACAACTAAAATACAATGCCACACTACGAAATCGAAATCACAGCCAAAAAAATGATCTGCGTCGAAGCCGACGATGAAGATGAAGCTCTGGAAATCGCAGAAGAAAATGTTGGTATGGGTTGGGACACGTCAAATGTCCAAACCGAAGACGAATACGACGAAAGCAACCCGCACCACGCTAAGTGGATTGCAGAATACAAACGCAACGGTGAGTTTTATTCAAATTAAATCTTCCTTGATGGCCGCATAGCGGAGTCAGGAAACGTGCATACGGACAAAGGCCCGGAAAATGGCATTGATGTCGTCTCAAGGCTTCGGACGGAACCGCTACAACGTCATGGTAGCGCCGCAAACGGTAAGCGGCCCTAGCTTTCAAAACAATGAACACCTCATTCACTCCCGGTTCTTGGAGCGTCTTCAATCCAAGGCTTCGAACCAATCCTTCGTCAGAGCATCGACTTCTTGTCGTTCATCCTGACGGAGAGCGCATCATAGCCCGCATGGACGAAGGCTTCGTTAATGGGAAAGGAACTATGACGCTGAAAGAAAGAGAGGCCAACGCCCGCCTTATAGCGGCCAGCCCAGACCTTCTTTCGGCGATTCAGGAAATGTATTCCATGTTCTACGCCCACGAACAATACGACGACAACTCCGCAGCCGCAGTCAAGCTCGCCCGCGCCTCCATTAACCTAGCCACTGGACAAGAGCCATGAAAGTGTGCCACAGCCAAATCACCCCCCGTCTCGACCATTTCAAGGCGGAAGAGCGCGGCGCGATGGTTTCCATCATGGCGGTAGGACATCTCGTCTCTATCAAAGTCCAAGACAAAAACGGCAAGGGGTTTGATCGGATGATTTCCTTCAACGATCTAAACCGCTTGCTTTTCACCATCCCAGAACAACCCGACCGAGGATACAACCGAATCCCATGAACCAAGAAACCATAGCCCTTGTCTTCATGGCGGACGACACAAGATCCTTTTTCATTGAAGGGCCTCCTTTTGGGCCTCCTGAAAAGTGGATTAAGCAGTTTGTTGCTCACGTCGCAGAAGTGGAATATGTCGAAGTGTTCGAACTGGGTTCACGGGCTCATTTTTGGTGCAATCCAAACGTCTGTCCAGAAAATGAATTTTAATTTATGAATCCGCCCGCACCCGATCAACCCACAAAAGACCAGCTCATTGAATTATTTTCAGTTTTCAATACAGTCTCCGGAGCATTGCAGCTCGACATCAGCCGGGTAATGGCTACCAAACCAGATGTCGCTGCACAGCTCAAAAAACAATTCGAAAGCAACGAGCAAGACCAAACGTGGGCGATGGATCAAGCCGCTTACCAATACCTGAAAATCTTCCCTCTCGCCCAAATGAACCGCACCAACATGTTTTGCCGACTTGCCGCACTGCATTCCGGGTTGACCGGCGACCCGCTGATGCGCGAGGTGTTTGAGGAAGTCAACCGGAGGGTCATCGACAAAGATTTATGATCAAAACACCATTTACTTCCGGGCCTTGGACATATGATCCTTTCATTGATACTTTCAGCATCGGAATGATTGCAGTAGGCCCTGATCCAGACAATTATCCAGTTGCCCATGTTGAATCGTGGAATGGAGACGGTCCTGACTGTGAAGAAGCCAAGCGTGCTCTTGCCAATGCTCGTCTAATTTCCTCCGCGCCACGCATATTTCACGCTCTGCAAAATCTCGTTGCTTCATTTGACGGGGGCGGAGCCTTCGGCGGGAAAGAATGGGGATACAACCGAAAGTTTGCCATCGAAGCCCGCGCCGCGCTTGCTGAAGCTCTCGGTGAATCCGCTTGAATTCCATTTTAGCCACGAATAAAACAACCACTCAATCATGACCACCACACCAACTCCGCTCTACTACGACAACTGCCTGCTCACCGAAGACGATTTGCCCAATCTCGCCGCCGAGCACAAAATTCCATTCACTGATCTGCAAAAAGCCTGCGAGCAAATCCGCAGCAAAGGCGAAGTGCTTTACAGTCTGTATCCAAACACCACGCGAGAGCGGCTGCGGACGTTCGCAGCGTCCATCACCTTTGAGCCTGATGAAGCTTTGGATTACACCCCCGGAGAAGACCCCACTCCATGCCTTGTTGTAAATAGTCCGCAGGAGGCAGCCACAACGTCTTTGGTCACCGTTGAGGCACATACTGACGCCGAAGCAGTTCAAAGCCCGCTAAAGCCGCGCAGCAAAGCAAAGAAAAGCAAACTGGAAGAATCCGTGTTCGATCTCGCAGCCGAACTTTACGATGAAGAAGAAAATGATGAATCCACCGAACCTGCCCCGGTCACCCAGCGCGACGAAGTGGTGGAAAGCGCTTCCGTTGCGCTAATGCAGGCAATGGTCGGTGACAGCGCCTCGTTCATCATCACCGAGGAAGGCATCTGCTCCATCAACCCGGCGCACCCGCCTACCTTGGTGCATTCCTACCAAGTCGTCTCGTCTGTCCTACGCTTGTCTGACCTGTCTGACAAAGTAAACGACAAAGGCTGCTGGATGCTTGGCTCAATCCTTGCTGCGTTGGAAGACTACCACGGAGAAAACTTCAACGTCGGACAGGTGTGCGAGCAAACTGAAAAAGCAGAAAACACCATCCGCACTGCACTGTCTGTGTTCAAAGCGTTCAAAGACAAACGTTACAACCTGTCATTCAGTTCGCACAAGGAAGGATTTCACATGAAAGCCCCGCTGGAAGTGAAAAAGCTCATCCTGCACAAAGCCGAAACTTACGAACTGACCACCAAGCAAATTCGGGCGCTCGGCAGCGTGTATCGAGCGATGGAAGACGACACCACCATTCGCAACATCCGCAGCAAACAGCAGGCTTTGGATTTGGTTTCGGCGGTGGAAAGCGTCAAAGTGAAGTGGTTGGTCTATGAAGACGGCAGGATGGTCGAGCTAACTCGCACAGACGGCTCAACCCCAGACGGTCAGATGGCCATCAATCTAAAAGACAAAGTGTTCTTCATCAACGGCGAAAAAGCCGGAGAGGTGGAACGCATCGGCGTCAAAAAAGCCGTGAAGTAAAATTGATTTTAGCCGCAACTAAAACTGAAAGGAGCACCCGACCCATGAGCAAAATAAAGAATCTCAGCGAAGACATCACCAAAGCGCCACCACATGCAATAGGACCTGAAAAATCCACTCTTTCATCTATGTTGCAAGAACCCGGACGATTTATCCGGCAAGCGCTCAATGAAAATCTAGTTGTTGACGACTATTACATTCCAGCCCATCGCCATCTTTATCAATTTTTGCTCAAACTTCACGAACAAGGAGAGCAAATCGAATTGGTGTCACTGGTCCAGCGGCTACTTGACAACGGGCAGCTTGATCGAATTGGAGGCGCGTCGACACTTGCCGAGCTGCATAACTACGCTATCGGACACAGCCATTTCTCTCTTCATTTGTCTCAAGTGAAAGACAAAGCGGTGCTGCGGGAAATCATCCGAAAAGCAAACGCACAAATCCGTGCGGCTTACGAACAGCCCGATGAAGTCAAAGAGCTGGTCAACCAGCTTGCTTCGGACGCCGCTGAAATGGCGGTGAAGACCGAAAACCGGGCGTCCGATTTCAAAAAGTATCGCGAACAAATTGTCACTCCGGATTCGATGAAAGAACAAGTGGTCAGCTACCTCAACGGCGACCGGGTGCTTGGTGGAGACGGCTTTTTCCTTTCCCCGTTCGATCTCGCATTCCGCAAGCACGAGTGGACGGTGTGGTGCGGAACGAGCACCCACGGCAAATCGCAAGCCGTGCAGAATCAGCTCGCTTGGCTTGCATCGCTCGGCCGCAAGTCGATCATCGCTTCGCTGGAGCAGCCGCCCGAAATCACGCTTGGTCAAATCCTCAAGGCAATGACCGCCTACAAGGACATCGCAAGAAGCGAGGAATTCGAACCGGCGTGGGGCTACATAAACACCCAGATCCAGATGTATCGCGGGCAACGCAAGACCAGCCCGAAGCATCTCATCGAAACCTTTCGTCAAGCCTATCTGAACAACGGCACGGACACCGGGGTGATTGACAACCTGATGTGCCTGCAAGTGGATAGAGGCGACAACTCGGCCTTGGCGAACGCCATCGACATGTTCCGGGTGTTTGTTTCGGAGTATCCATTTCACCTTCATCTTGTCGTCCACCCCCGCAAACCGGGAGGCAACGAATCACCCAACCGCGCACCCACCCAAGCCGACATCCGTGGACCGGCAGAAATCGGCGATCAACCGAACAACGTCATCGTCATTTCCCGAGACTTGGACAAGAGCCGAAAGCTCGCCGAGATGGAAGCGGGGCATTTCTCCAAGCTCGAACGCGAAGCCTTCTGGCAAAGCACTCCCTGCGGCAAGATTGCGGTTGAAAAGCAGCGCATGACCGGCTCGATGCCCATCAAGCACACTTGGTTTGACCCGGTTTGCAACCAGTTCATGGATCACCCCGGCAAAGCCAGACCGATGTTCTTGATTCCACCGTGGGAGGTTGAGCCTTTGGCTTGAGAGCTTAGTATGAACGATTCAGTCACTCTTTGTTCTTTCTGCAACAAACCAGCAACCACCTATCACATTCCGCCCAATGTAAACAGCAAAACCTTCGCTGCCATCCCACTTTGCGGCGGCGATCATCGCGGCGGCGTCCGAACCAAAAAGAAGTCTAAAAAATGCGCGACATAGCCATGATGGAAATTCACCGGAGGACCAAAGGGGTGGGCCGCAGCAAGCCGGGCGACATCTCTGGTTGTTTCGACATTGCGATGGGCCACAACCGCTACGCAGGCCCGAGAACAGCCGTGTGCAAGGTGATGGTGAAGCAAGGTTGGGAGTGCTTGACCATCGCAATCAAATACCGGGTCAGGAGCCGCCTCTACGAACGGGCTCCCAATCCGTCTGAAGAAGCTCGCCTGTTGCCGCTGTTCTTCCACGAATGGGAGCTGCCCATCCGGGTGTTTGTGATGCCAATCGACATCGACGCACCCGCAAGATATTTGCTTTCTGAACGCAGCAACCAACTTATGGATCATTTACCCCAATTTTAGCCAAAACCAAAAACATTTCATGTCATCCACCGAACAAATCCTTGCCGAGCGTCCAGCGACTCACGGCCGCTTTGAGGACAACTCGCGCATCACCTGCGACATCATGCAGGTGCTTCAACAATCTCCAAACTGGAAATTGACTTCTCCAACCATCAAAGTTGGAACCATCATGATCGTCCACAAATTAGCCCGCGCTTTCTCCGGTGATTTGAACTATTCCGATCATTGGCTTGACGTGGCAGGTTATGCCAGTCTGATTTTCGACACCAACCAACAACCAACCAACTGACATCATGCTCTCACGAATCCACGTTCTCACTGAAAAGCTCACTGCCGCCACCGCTCCGATTTTCATGGAGCACAAAACCTACGATGACATTCTTGCCGCCATGTGTTTGTTGATGGCGCGTATTGTGCAGTCAACTCCGGAAAAAGGTCAGGAACTTCAAGTTTTAGACAACGCTCAAAACCAAATTTCCCATGCTCTCACGCAATTCCTCAAGCTTGAAGAACAAATTATCAACGCCCGTGCGGCCGAAAGGGACCGGGCTCGGAAACTCGTTGAAGACGGCATTGCTGGTTTTGGAGATCTTACCGTCGTCAACGGAAATGAGTTTGGACCCGCTTTTGTCGGAAAGCCAGTTGCCATTGAAGCAGAAACCATTTTGCAAATTGACGACAGGCTCCCAGAAGATGATGAATTTCCCGATTCATTCGAAGCGACCAGTTCCAAAGATCAAAACGACATGGCCAGCGACATTGAAGACGGCTACAACCCGGACGGCCCGAGAAGTTACGCACAAGGCATTTAAAAAAGCCCGCAAGCAGTCCGCTGGCGCTCAGCGTCGCAAAGCCCTAGAAGCCTCTTACAAAGCTGCCTGTGAGGAAATACATCCTGAAGCCGTTTGTGCCGTCTGCGGCGTCCGTAGCGAAAGCGCAGGCATGGAGCGCCATCACGTCGCGGGCCGCCGTAAAGCCAGCATGTGCTTCTTCGTTCTGCTCCACACCCCGTGTCATCACGAAAGGGTCCACGCCAATCCCAAATGGGCCGAAGCAAACGGTTTGCTCTGGAGTGGTCGCAACTCTAAAACCCTTACTCTTGCCGACGCAAACCGACTTCTGGCTTTAATGCCGCACCCGCCAAGCGATTGCATTCCTCGCTGGATCAAGCACACGCCTCAATAAATTTATGACCAACACACCTACACTCGACCAACTCGAAGCCCTTGTCCTAGAATGGGGAAAAGCCAAAGGCATTCTCGAACACGCTACGCCAGAATCCCAGTTTCGCAAAACTCTGGAAGAGGTTCAAGAAATTGCAGACGGACTTGAATTTGGAATTGATGAAGAAATTCTGGATGGTATCGGAGACACGGGGGTAACTCTAATCTTGCTTGCCGCCCTTAAAGGCTGGACGTTCCGTCAGTGTCTTGCGCACGCCTACGGCATTATTTCCAAACGCACCGGACGAATGGTTGATGGAATGTTCGTGAAAGATGTTCCGTCAAGCGATGATGACCTTGGTGAACTAGACGCGTCCAAAGCTTGTCGTGTGGGTGATGAACCCTGCGAAAGCTGCCAATAATTTTAGCCACGGCTAAACAAATCCCGTCCGTAAACAATCGGACAAATGACCGAAGCGTGATTGCAAGCGCGTGACGGCAAGAAGCCTATATGGTAAGTGGCTCCCCATCTGCTCGGCGTGGTAACAACTGACCGGGCGCATTCTCCAGCCAACCCAACTCATAAGCGAACATTACATCGGCCGCGCCGCCGAAGCTGCCGCCCGAGCCCGTCACAACCGAATCCACAAACCAATGAAAAAGACCGCCAAGAAAAAGACCGCCGCCAAGAAAGTTCCAAGCAAGCAGGCCCGCGCCTTCTCGCAAGCCTTGGAGACATTCAAGAAGCCTGAGTCCCCAATCGAACTTCAGCACGCGGAACACCTGCTTGTTCGTAAAATTGGTCAGGTGATAAAAGAACCGGCTGACAGCTTTGTGGATTTGCCTAATTCCGATCCAGTTCCAGAGCATGCCGAAAATTGGGAATCCGTGCCCAACTACGGCCCTTCCACCGAAGTGGACGAAGAAGCGATGGCTCGCGAGGTGTTGTTTGGCGAGATGCCAGTTTCTGATGCTCATGCAGCAGCCGTAGAAGCGTCGCCGCCTAACCTTGGCCACATAGTGCCACAAACCACACCCGACGCGCCACAAACGCCCCTACACGACGAAAAGCTCGGACAAAACCTTAAACCATCCGAAACCACCGACGATCAACTCGACCCAGAGCAACTCGCCAACAACATTGAGCTGCTGATCGACTCGCTCAACTTCATCCACGACCGGGGATGGCTGCGCAAAATGCAGGAAAAAGACATCCAAATCGTCAAAGCCCGCATTAAGTGCGGACGCAAAATTATCAGTCAACTCCGCAACTAATTTTAGCCACGACTAAAATGGAAGAGATCAACCTTGCCGCGCCTAACCAGCAAAAAAAAAGCGGCTTTATTCTGCGTCCAACCCCGGACCCGGAACCTCCCGTCGTCGTTCCGTGCTGCCAATACGTTCTTACCGATACCCAAGAATACTCAGTATTCTGGAATCCTTTCAACAAAGTAGTGCAATGTCACAACTGTGGACACATCTGGACCCCGGAATCCATCAAGTGAGCAAAAAACCCAAAACCAAAAAAATCGGAGTCAAGGAACTGCTTGCGCTTTTAGGTGCTGATCCAAACGAAGCTATCCCAACCGGACTGCGCGAAGCGGAATGGGCCACGCAATTAGAAGGCTGTGAACATGAGCCCGTCGGGCTTGGGAAATGCTCAACAACCAGCAAGGTAATGTTCTTGTCATTCTCTCAAGCCAAAGCCGCCAGCAAGCGCCGTCTCAAGCGCGGATCAAATGCCAACGCTTTCCGGATTTATCTGTGCCCGGATTGTTCGCACTTTCACATGACCAGCCAAGTCAAACGCTCATGACTGAAACCCTACCACATAAAAAAGACGACCAAGACTTCATCGACAAACACGGCCGCAACCACACTTGCGAATGCGGTTTGACCAACATTTGGAGCCCACGTTTCGACATGTGGATGTGTTCCGGTAACCTCGCCAAATACAAAGCACTCTACAAAAATTCCCTTGAAGTATGAATTCCATCTGCCACTACAAAGAAAACGAACAAGGATATTGGAATTCCGATTGCGGCAAAACATTTGACTCGATCACTTGGCACGATTATGCCCGCGATTTTATTTGGTGTCCCTATTGCGGATCTGAAATGAATTCTGAAATGCACATGTCAAAACAAGACCTTAAAGAAGATCGCGGCGACCGGGCGCATCAAGAAAGGAAAGATGACGAAGAGTGAGCGCAAAAAAGAAAACAGCCCAGCACGTTTATGCGCTAAAAGTCAGCGAGATCCTAAAAAAGCTGGGAATCCCTGAGGCCAAACAAGACAAATTCGGAAATCCTTATATCAACCCGGAATATTTGACGCGCCTTCCAGTTACGGTAAAATCTGATTACCAGTCAAAAGATTGCCACCGGGTAATTTTCAAGCTTTATAAGCAATAGAAACAACCAAAAAACCCAAAATCATGACTACCATTGACATTGTAATTTTAATTTGGTCCGCCGTCATCGGCGTAATTTTCATTTTTTGGCATGTTTTTATCAGCGGGAGAAGGGGACGATAACTTTTATGGAAAATACAATACAAAGCGAAGTAACGTTGCCATGCACGCCTAGTGATGCATTTAAAATGGTGGAATTCATTCGCCGATACAATAGGTGGAGGCGCGGCGACGAATCGCTTGAGATGGAATCACCGAAAGCCATTGGAGATGCCCTTGATGCTGTTTGCAGCTTTATAGAAACTCTAGAACGCGAGCAAGACGAATGGGTCGCCAAAGCGGTAGAGCTATGCGCCGAGCGGGAATCCAATGCCATGCAGGCGTTGGCGTATAAAGCCGAGCGGGACGAGGCGCGTGCAATGGCGCGTGACATGCGGAACCAGCTCGAAAAGGCATCAACGGCCCGACTGCTCTTTCCTTCCGAGAACGCTGGGGGCCATGCGCCCGGAGTAAAAGATCAAGCCAATGAAAAGTAACAGAAAAGCTTCTCCGGGTCGTATGCGCTCCCTTGTTCGTCCGTGGCAGGAACTCGCGACCCATGCTGACAAAACAATCACGCCGACCGTGGGTGAGACGCTGGAATACCTCTGGGATGGCTACCGTGGAGAGGGGCAATGGAGGTCATGCACGATCACACGGATTGATGAGGGGCAATCATGGACGCGACTCCATGCCCGAATGTATTGGGGTTTCGATCACGCGGATCGCCACCCACGCGAACAAATACTGCACCCACGGGCATTCCGTCGGACGAACGCTAGGGCTATGACGCCAGCAACTGAATCAGACCATGGAAAGTAACAGAAAAGCTATTGAGGGTCGGGCATCAGCCCCTTGTTCTCGGTCTTTTGATGACCTACTGGAGAGCTTGGACGCATGGATCGAGGACGCGCTAAAAGGCTCGAAGCCTATCGGACTAACGCTATCCCGCGCCCGCACCACCATCACCGATCAAAGGGATAGGATCGGGGAAATCTTCGATGCGTTGGAATGCCAGAATAAGGAAGTGGAAAAGCTCCGCGCCGCCATCCGAAACCTCCGCGATGTAAAGGGACGCCATCATACGCAAATCGCCACGGAACAACTCTTCGCCCTTCTTCCCGAGAACGATGAGCCCATGCGCGGCGAAAATGGAACGAATATGAAATGAAATTGAGGAGCTTCTGGCCGTCGAATGCGGCGGCTTGTTCTCTGAATCAGCCCGAATAACACGAACGACGACGATCAATGAAAGACGAAGATATAGCCGATGCCGAAGCGCAAGGATTTGCTTCCCTCAAGTGGGACGCCGCCGAAAATCGAGATATCAAAACCGCCCTTGAAATGCAAAAGGCGGAAACGGAATCACTTTGCCGTCTGGCGAAGATGATTGAACAACCCGACCCGGAAGATCCAACGAAAGCCGCCGACTGGTGGAAACCTGAAACCGACCAATGAAAAACAACCGCACGCAAAAAGAAGTGATCCAAGAACGCCAACGAAATGCCGGGTCCAATATCGCGGCGTATCTGCCAAAACCTCCTGGATCGTATGGAAACCCTTACGAACGGCAACAGACCGCAAACAAGCCGCAGCATCTACGTCCTGATTCGGAAGGCTGGTGGTGGAGGCTTTGTAAGGGCGAGTGGGAATGCGGCAAGGCTGAATACATCCAGTGGGAAGACGCTGGAGAACCCGAACAAGAGCGAGTATTAGCGTGGTCCCGTGGAGGATGTTACACGCGATGCGACCAAATCAACCTTCGCTTGGACTCTGGGACACGCTGGTTCAAAGCAACTCCGCCCATCTTGGATTCAGAGAACACAACCAGCCCATCTACGGGCGCAACTGAAAAAGATCATGAGTGAGAAAATGGAAAGCGATAGCCCGTTAGATGCGGCGACTTGTTCGGCTCTTCTTGATGCCTCGCTCGACCTGCTCGCCGGATGGTGCGATGCCGTGAAAAACGGCGGCACTGGGTGGGATGATTGGGACGGATGGTATAAAGACGCCTGCTATCGCCCCGGCCCGCTGCGCGAACTGATCGATGCTCGCATAGCGAAGATCGCCGCCGATGAATCTGAATGTCCGAGATGCCATGCAACGCGCACATATTACGACGGGTGGAACTGTCCGACTGAAGGATGTGATTCTTTGCCGAACGCATCAGCGATGGCACCGCCGCCCCAGCGGCTGCCATCCACGAAGGACGTTCCCGGCGGTTGACCATCCGCGTCTTGTTCTGGGTCTTTTTGGGGGCGCGAAAAAATATGAGAATCTCATAAAATAAATGTTGACCTTGTGCGAGAATCTCGTAATGTCTCCCCAGTTGCACGACGCAACGCCAACACCAAACCAAACACGAAAATGAAAATCACCATCAGCCACGACCAAGACAGCATCGACCCATCCGCCACCTACTCCGACGAGCAATTCGTGGAAGTCCGCAAGGCTCTCGAAGCCGAATACGAAAAGGCCATCCTCGCCGAATACCCCGAAGCCGAAATCGACTTCAGCGGCACTGACACCACCTACGCGATCCGCGTAACCGGAACCGAAATGGATGACCCGAGCGAGATTGAGGAGAACGTGCAAAGCATCTGCGAAAGCGTCTTCGAAACCGGAAACTTCTGGATCTAATGTTCGCCGATCAACTCAAAGATGAGCGCAAACGCCTCGGCCTGACACAGGCCGGGGCGGATGCCGTCCTCGATACCTGTCGGGGACAGGTAGCCGCATGGGAAAGCGGACGCAACACGCCGCACGTCCTCACTCAGGAGGGAGCCTTGGCACGCCTCCGCAACCGGAAGACTCCGCGCAAATGATTCTTCCCCAGAACGCAATAGGTGAGGCACGGGCGGACAACGCCAGCCCGCCACAAGATCAAAATCTCTAATCACATGGAAACTCCGAATCAAACCGACCCGCCCGTTGACCTCGACCGCCTTGTTCGTCCTTCTTGGTTCAAGGGGGACGCGGCTTGCGACTGGCATGAAGATGCTGGCCACGAGAACGGCAGCTACTACTGCAAGTGCCTCGACTGCGATGCTGACTTCGTGGGGCATAAACGCCGCCACATCTGCCGCAAATGCCACTACGAAGCCAAGGCCAGATATGACGCTCTGACCCCCGAAAAACGGGCGGCATTTGATGAAAAACGAAACGCCGAAATCAGGGCATTCTTTGAGACGAACGCCTAGCTCATGCACCCGCCCATGAAAGACTCCGAATCAAACAAAGACGCTCCGGCGGGTTGCATGAAGCGACTTGTTCGTCCTCTTTATTCGATGCAGCGATGCAGGAAGGATAATTCCAGATACGGGAAAATCCACTTCGCGCATCATGAATTCGAAACGCTTTGTGGGCTGACTACGGATTCCGACTGGTGGGTTCTCACAAACAGGCATGACGGCGATGCGACATGCGCAAAATGTATTAAGACGAACAGCAGTTGTTCGTAGTGCCCGACCGCACGAATAATCAGCGAAGCAAATAATGAAATTTTAGTTGAGGCTAAAACCTATTTGTTTTCTTTGCGAATCACCTCGCGCATTTCGGCGCGCTTTTCCGCTCTCGGCTCTCTGGCAAACGGAATAGCTTCAAATGTCAAATAGGTGGCCGCGTCCAGCAACGAAGCCGCCCGGTTGCGTTGCGCTTCCCTGCTCATCAAATATTGCGAAGTAAGGACGCCCGCTTCCAGCGCGTCGTGAGCCATAGCGGTAGGTGCGGTCAAGTCAGCCAGTGAACCGTGCCACGAGTCTTTGTAAGAGCGAATGGTAACACCGTTCTTGTCGTAGCTTCCAAAGCCTGCTTTAAGCTGTTTGCGATTAAACGTGTTGTTTAATCCAGCGGCTCCGGCAATTGCCATCGGGTTAGTGACGGTTTTCTGCACCAACCCGGAGACCGGTGCGTAACCCGCCATTACCCCCAGCACTGGCACTGCTGTGGTTAGTTCCAGCAAGCTTCTGGAAGCAATTTCAGCAAATGCCGACGCCTGCGCCGCGTCTGCTTTTTTGGTCTGGTCAAACAATTCCCGTTTGTTGCCAAACGTGATGGTTTTAATGACTTCGCCGAGCATAGAGCTTTTTTTGTCCACGAACATCCACTCGTTGGCGAGTTTCTGAGCTTTTTTCTGGGCCTTGTCATCATCGTCGCCGCCTGCCAAAAAAAACAAATAAGACACCATTGGCACCAGCATTTGAAGCTTAAACGGGTAAAACAAAATGTTTTGGGTCAGTGAGGTGACCACGTTCTCCAGCGCCTCTTTCTTGGTTTCCGCGTCAGCCTTTTCATCAAACAAAATGGGCACCAAAACCGAAGTGTTGGACGCCATGCTCGACGTGTGATTGCTGAAGCGCACCATCGAACGCCACAGCGCGTTGCGGCCGGGCGAAGATGTCCGGTTCTGAAACATCCACGATTTCTTGCTTTGGTCCGACTGAGCCATCACATCGTTCACCTTGCGCCGGGCGTTGCTCTTTGCCATCGCGGTGGGCTCGACGTTCGATTTGACCACGTCGGCCGGTTCCATCTTCATCTGGTCAGCCAGCTCGACAATGAACATCGCCGTGGACAAGTAGGACTCACCCTTGCCAATAGTCCAATGAAGCGCCTTCTCGCCGAGCTTTTCGTATTCCCGAAGCCCTTTGCCAGCAAGGTTCTTGGCCGTGCTTTTCCCAAACCTGACTTGGCTGTGCATGATGTCACGCGCCACATCCGCGCCGTCCGCCGAGCGGTAATACACCGAACGGTCGGTCTTGCGGACAAACTCCCGAGCCTGTTCATTGAATTTTCGGTCGGTGATCAGCTTTTGCAGGATGCTGAAGTATTGCGCTGCTTGCTTGCCCTTTCCAACCGCAATCTTGCCAGCGGCATACCCTACTGAAGGGCCTGTCGTCTGGTTCCAAACTTGTTGAAGGCTCGCCAAAGCCCGGACTATGTACAACGATCCGAGAAAGCGCATTGCTTCCGCGCCACCCGTGTTGCTCACTCCGTTGGCAGCGTCGTTTTGGAGGATCGTCTCGTTTTCTTCCGCGATGGCGGAAAGAGCTTGGCGAAACTTTTTAATCTCGTCCTCAGCTTCCTGCTTGGCTTTGCGCTGGGCCGGATCGTTCCAGTCGATGTCGTCAGGAATCATCTCGTTCGCTTTATTGAGAAAGTCACCGTCTTTGATGGTGTTCACGCCGTGCTCATCCTGCACCACGCGGCCGAGTGAACGCCGCAGCACCTCGTAAGTCGGAGTGACGTTCAGCTTATAGATAGCGTCGTCCAAAAGCGAAAGCGGCGCGGTAAGTCCGTTCAATGAAATCGGACGGAACGGATTGCGGGAGTTGAAGTAGCCACCCTTGCCGTAGCCGCCGAAGAACGACGAGTCCTTCAACGACACCATGTCGATGGGGTCGGCGATGAAGCGGTCGGAACTGACCTGCTGCTCTGCCGGGTCGGGGCGTGCCGCGTAACCAACACGCAGCGGCACGGACGAATAGGTAATCTTGAATGCCTCCTTAGCGTCGTCCCGCCACGACTCGCCCGTCACCATGCGCTCGCCCTTCAGCAACTCGCCCGGCTGCTTGTCCACCGCCGCATCCTGCGACAACATCGCCATGGTAAGCTGCATCGCGCTACTGATGTCGGCAAACGACCTGTTGAGCTGCTGGGCATATCCTTCGACCGCAGCCTCGTTACCCAGAGTGACTTTCGATTCAAGCAGTGCAATGAATTTGTCCGTCAGCTCTTTCGCTATTTCCGGCGAGCTAATGATGGTATTCGAAATGCCGGATTCCAGCATCCATCCGCGAACTTCCCGAGCCAGTTCCAAATCACGGATCATGTCGAGATTATCCGCGTTCCAGTAGCGGTTCAGTTTTGGAATTACTTTGCCGGTCGGAATAGGATTTTTGTTCGCATCCAAAACAGCCTTGCCATCCGGGCCTTTTACCAGCTCGCCAAAATACAATCCTTGCGCCCGATTCAGGTTTTCCAACTCGTTCAGTCCACGCCCGATGTCGGTAACCAAGCGGTTGGTCGCCGTCTCGCGGTGCATTCCGAATGCTGTGTCGATGCCTCGGAACACCGAAATGAGGTAGCCGATGGTTTGGTCTTTGGCGTTATTACCAATCGGCTTGGCCGCCTTGACGATCTTTTCCTCCTCCGCTTTTTTGGAAGTCTCATAGCCTTGGCGTCCGCTGGTGCCGTCGATGCCATATTCGATGAAGTCTTGCAAATGGATAGCGGCTTGGCGGGCAGCGAAGTTGCGGCGGAACTTGCTACGAATGCGAGCGTCTTGGTGATGCAAGAATTTCAAGGCTCCCAATTCCAGAGCATGCTTCTTGCCGTCAAACGATACAAAATCAGTAATCAGGCACTTCTGGATTTCTATTGCTTCAATTTCGGCGAACGCCAGCGAAAACACCGGCTCCACCCGGAAAGCAAGCATCCGGCTGACATCCATGTCCTTGACTGAAGATCCGCCCACTTTGGCGAACTCGCCCGAATCAATCGACTTCAACAAGGTTTTGATCTTAGCCTTGGTGCTGTCGCTAAGCCGGGTGTCGCCGTGCGCGATGACCAACCGTTCGATCATGTAACCAAATTGGTCGAGCTGCTTCTTAGACACGTCGCCAGTCAGGTCGGCGGTGCGTTTTGCACCAGTAACCGAACTCATCGCGTCGTCCAGCCATGTCTGCATGCCTTTCCGCCAGTCGTCCGAAAATGCCTTAGCGGCTTCACCTTTTTTCAGGTTTTGTTTAGCCGGACTAAAATCAGCGCCGTCAAAATCCTTGCCAACTTCTTTTTCAGTTCCGGCAAGGAAGTAAGAATAAGACCCTTGCGCTGGCACACCTTGATTGACTGGCAGTGCATCAAGGATAATGCGCTCCATCTCACGGTTGACGTTGCGCTTGGTAATCTTTGGAAAGTGCTGCATCAACAACTCGCGGGCGTTGAGCGGCATCATGATCACCTTCTCGCCCTCTTGGTTGATGAGAACACCCAGCTTTTCCTTCCGGAGCTGGTGACTCTTTGGCAGGTTGATTTGTTTGACGCGGTTTTGGGCGGTGCGGGTCAGGGTGAGTGCCTCTTCCGGGTCGGACAGGTAGGCTGCGGCGTCGGCCGTCATGCCCTTGTATTGCGCTTCCTGCGCGTCGGAGTGGGCGTCCTGCATCACCTCTTTGACAATTTGCTCCTCAAGCTGCACCAAGTCCACCGCTTGGTTGATGGCTTTGAGTGGGTCAAAGTTCATGAATTGGTCGCGAGAGCCCCGAACAAACTTGTAGGCGTCCTCAATGCGGTTTTCAGACTGCTCAGTAAGAGCTGTAATGACGGCTTTCTGTCGTATCCAGTAGTCTCTGCGGGACATAGTGCCAGACGGCTCGCTTGAAGCGCTTGCAGGTGCCTGAACGTCGTCAGAAACAGGCGGCAAGGGGTTTGTCAGTGTCAGCTGTGCTTTGTATGTCACTTTTTCGTCGATTGCCTTGGTCAATAAACCTCCAGACTGATCGTTTTTTTGACCCTGCGACGCCCGCCCCGAATAATAACCCATCCCCACTGGCACTTTGCCTTTGTTGCTGTCGATGACGGACAGTTCGTTGCGAGTCTGCTCCAGTTCGCGCTCCACCCGTCCGAGGTAAATGGCAGCTTCCTTACGGCCCTGTTCCTGCTCCACGCTGCGGGCCTTACTGGAAAGCAGCGCCCGTGCTTGGTTGGTAGTCAAAGCGATGTCTTGAAGGGCTCTTTGAAGATCCACTCCAATCAAAACCTGTTGTTTTTGAGTGGATAAATTCTCAAAATTGCGAGCAGCACGAAAGATTTCATCAATTGATTGTTCAGGATCAGAAACAAAACCTTCGTTACTATCCAGCAACTTGTTAATTTCCTCGTCGATAAACGCGGGCAAGTCAATGGTTTCGTTCTTCATCAACTCCTCTGACACCATCCGCATGAACGCGTTGGTCTGCATCTTTGGTTTAGCCCCGGCCGTCACCCCTTGGGTAATCTCACGGACCATGTTGTCCATAAACCCTTGGGCAAACTTGCGGCCGTTGAGCATTCCAGACAGCGAGTTCATTACGTCGGTTTGTTCCTGACGCGTGAAATCGTCGGTTTCCTTGAATGTTTTTAAACGGAACCCGCTCAGATTCGCTTTTTTCGGGTCCACCCCGGTCCAGCGCATCACTTGACGGGCGTGCATCTCGGCGTGCGAGTTGAAGATGGAAACGTGCAGGTTGAACAAACGGGCAGCGTCGCTGATGCGGCTGTTGATGCCTTGCGTGTCGCCCTGTGGCAGCTCGTTGTTCTCGTCCGGAGTGAGCAGGGTGTTGCGTTCGCGGACCAGCGCGCCGATGGCGTTGGCTTGTTTGTAAAGCCCGTCCACCGCCGCTTTGAGCTGCGGGTTGTTTTCCATGCCCTCGGTGAGCATCAAATGCACGACATGCCCAAGATTCGCCGCATTACCGGAATCATCTTTCATCATTTCCGCAAAACGGGTGACGTGCGCCACCACCATGTCCCGAGTCTCCGCTTTCAGAGATTCGGACCAGTCTTTAGCCGTGGCTAAAAGGTTTGCACCTTCCGGGCTGTTGTCCAACAACTCCTGAAACGCCTGACCATTATCCGCTTCGTAAGCGCCGATCTCCGCCAGCAGCGCCTCGCGCAGCTCGTTCAGGCGAGTTTGGTTCTTTTCCAGCGTGTCGAGCGACAGCTTGGCTTCCAGCTCCGCTGCATCCAGCACGCCAGCAGGCAGCGCCATCCGAATCGACTCCATCATCGCGTCGTCCAACGGCAAATTTACATCCACAAGCCCAAACCCGGACGCATCGGCATCCTTTGAAAACTTAGAAATGGCCTTTTTCACAACCGCAGCACCCACCAGCGTCCGCACCGCAGGCGCACGCAGCAACAATGAACTGTTGGTCGAGTCGATGTTTCTTTTTTGAAACGCGATGTTCTGTGACGTGCGACCGCTCACCTTTGGGATAGTCAGGTTGCGCATCTCACCGACATACATTTTGGTTGCCGCTTTCAGTCCTTTTTCAACGTTGCCTTGCAATGCTGGTCCCGCTACCGCAATGCGGAGCTTGTCAGTGCTGATGCCTTGGCCGGTCGGGTCAAGCGGGGCGCTCAGGATGTCGCTGGTCGTGCGTTCGTTGGAAGGAGCCATCGGGAATACCCCGCCAGCCGCTTTGCCCTGCTCTATGATGCGGGCAAGCCCGTTGAACAGGAACGCGTCGGACGGATTGAGCCCGTTGCCTTGAAGCTCCTTGGCCAAGCGCTTGTTGATGCGCGGCGCGTCAGGACCAAAGCGGTTGGCTTTGCGGTCGTCGTCAAATTTTGTAGACTGGCGTCGGCCTTCCATTATTTCCTGAAGTTCTTCAAATGTCTTCGCTTCTTTGAGTGCTTCAATCTCCGGAGCGTCCGGGGTGCTATCATACCAGTTATAATTGTCGGATTCCTCCTCGTCCAACGTGACCGATTCTTCGGTGGCGCGGTCCACATGATCTTGATCGTGCTCTTGAGCGCCTGTGTTGGCCCGCAGGATGTTGCGGATGCCTTCCTGAAGCGCCAGCTCTACCGGCTCGGCCAGCAAAGTGTCGGCAAAGCCGTCCACTCCGATGTAAACCTTGTCGAACAACTCTTTGGCTTTCGGGTTAGTCAGCACTTCGGCGACAATCAGAATGTCAGACGCCGTCGATTGGTCGTCGCCAAACATGTTGATGAGAGCCCCGCCGTCACCATCCAAGCGCAGCGTGCGTCCAAGCTCAGCCACGTCAGACAAGTGTCCAGACGGGTCCGCCGCAATCGACTCGGGGAAGACGGCCGGGTCAAGCGACAGCCGGATGATCCGCGCCATCTCCGCAACCTGCCCGCGCACCGCTTCGTTCTTCGACGCGATCTTGAGCGACTGGGCGATGCCGCCGAAGCTCTCGGTGGCGTTTTTGTCCGGATTCTTCTGGCTACTTGGCGAATACACCACGTTTGGTCCGCCATCCGTTCCGGGGAAAATTTTGAAGCCAACATCATCCAACCCGTAGCGAGTCACTTGGCTGTCCTTCGGCGACACGACCAACGTCTCGCCCGGAAACGTCTGGATGAGCTGTGACAAAATCGGGTTGCCGATGCCGTCGATGCCGTGGACCAGCATCGAGGCGTCATACACCATCACCTCGTCGTTGCTGGTCATGCTGCCCTTCAACATCCGGGCAATGGCATCAGACTCTTCTGGCGAAGCCATTGAATTGGTCTGCAAAGAACTTTTTGCCACTTTGCGATATTTTTTAACATCGCGTTTGACGGGTTTTTTCGGTGTTCCCTGCTTGACCTGCTCCAAGTAATGTTTTGAGTCAAAACGCTCACCCGCGCCATTTTCCAATGACCAGAATTTACTTCCCGATCCTTCAACGTAAGAAAGAATGGTATTGGATGACTTTCCTTGCCATCCCTCACCACGATACGCCCATTGATAACCATTTTTGGCATTCGGAATTTTAGGCAGTCGGGAAAATAACAATTCCTCATCAACCGTTTCATTCACAATGAACTCTTCATCCGTTTCCACGTTTCCGCCAGAATACTTGGGAGGGTTTACACCCGGATTGTTAATGGTTCCGTTCGTATCCACGATTTCCTCAACCCGGCCAGCAGCCAGTTTAACCACAGCAAGCGCTCGGCCGATCTTGTGGCCCGCCTTAGCTTCTTCAACGATGGTCGCCTCAAACGACTGCTTAAGTTCCAACAAGCTCACTAGCACCGTCTCAACCGATGGGGTTTGCCCAGTCAAGTTGGATAGCTCTTTTTCCATTTCATCGTAGAACGCTTCCGGATTGCTCATGCTTTTGGCCAGCGGGAATGTGCCCCGGATGCCCTTGCGGACGAGCTGGCGTTGTTCGTCGCGGCTTTTGTGGTCGTTCTCCATTGCCCACAGGTCAAACAGGAAGGCACGTCCAGCGTCGATGTCGAGCGTGTCGCCGTTGCTCTGCGAACCAATCATCAAAGCGGCTCCGGTAAGCGCCATGCGGCGTTGGTTTTCGGGTCCAGCAGCTTGGTCGATGGCCACTTCGGCAGCCGTCTTCACGCGGTCACCGTCCAACGACTCCATCATGGATTGAACCGTTTCCGAACGATTAGTGCGCTTGTCGTCATCAAACACATTCGGGTCAGTAATGTTGCCCGTTTTGTTGTAGATCATCGGCATAACGCCTTCGCCCCGATTGGAACGGTTGATCATCTCCAGAAGCTCAAAGGCGAAGTTGGAACCAAACACGTAGTCGCGCTGTTTTTCGTGGAACTTCATCAGCCACGAGAGGTTCGACAGGATGCGAGCGTCAATCGGAGCATCGCGCAGGCGCTCAAGCTCCGCATTGTCTCCCGTGTAGGAAGCTTCCCGCTGCCAGCGTGATCCCTCGAACGCCACGTTGTCACGCCATTGCTGGTCGCGAAATTCTATCAGTGCCTTGTTGGTGAGGCGGGCCGCGTCGTTCGCACCATCCAAACGGGCACGCACGTTTACGATCATCCCGTCGAACAACTCGGCTGCCACCACTCCGTGGTCTTTTGTAAGAACCATCTGCAAGTCGTCCAGCAAGCGGATCAGGCCGTTGGTTTCCGTCTCCCCGCCGATCTGACGCAGGAATGCCTTGTTGTTGAACTGACTTTCAATGAGCCCCTTCACCCGGCCCGCCAGTGTCTGTTTGCCGCCAAGCTCGGTGATAAGCGGCGCGAAGCCATCGGCAATATCCTCCTTCGGCTGGCTGACCAATGCGACAGTTTCCTTGGCCCATGCTTCCATTTGGGAGACGTGCGCGATAAGCGCTTTGCGGGCTGGCTGGTTCTTGTCACCCTTGCCCTTGGCGAGCTTCTGCGCTTCGTTGGACGCTTTGAACACAAGGTCGTTGAACATCTTTACGTCCGCCGTGCGGAACGCGTTGGCGGCGCGATAGCGGTCAGCCCCGATCTCCGAATTAGTGTCCTTGGGCAAGGCAAAGCCCCCGGTGTGCCAGTAGGTGTCCGCTTCCTTGGTGTCACCAATCTTGCCGTCCACCCAGTCCACGAAGAATTGGAGCCACTGCATGCGCCCGGCATAGGCGGCGTTGCTGTTGCCAGCAATTTCAATAACGGCACGCTCTTGGTTGTCCATCACCTGATCCGGAGTCAACGGGTCCATCCCCTTGCCTTCTTCATACCAATGCAGCTTTGGACGGAATCCGAGATAGCGGCCGGTGTCTTCAAAGCGCACGCCAAACGTATCGTTCTTGTTGCTAGACGGCGCGATGCTCGGTGCGGACAAGTTGTCCAATGCGGACGGGCTTGAGATGCTAGTCGGGAAGCTCAGGCCCTCACCGCGCCCTGTGCGAGCTTCGCGGTTCAGGTCGCGCATGCCCAAGCCAAATTCTTTCGGCCGCGTCCACACGTCCCCAAACGCAAGACGCTGAAGGTTCTGGATCGAGCCGTTGTAAGTGTCCAGCGCTTCCTTAAACTGCATAAATTTTGACATCCGTTGAGACGACAAAGGAACTTCCGGGACATCCCATTGAACCGAAAAAGATTTGGCTTCAGCCTCCGAAGCGCTGCGACGTGCATCCGCAAGTTCAGTTTCGAGAATTTGTAATTGGTCGGCAACTTTAACCATAGGCAACATCACATCATCAGATGTTGAAATAAGCGGCTCTGCCGTTCGTCCCATGTATGATGAATGCTGCTCCAAGTTGACAGAGCGTTCCAAAACCCGAGCTTTCAAACGCTTCATGATGGTCGTCACGTCATTCGGGTTGATGCCTTCACGGTCAAATGGATTCTCCAATCGAAACCTTTTAGCCGTGGCTAAAATCGAACGACGCCCAATGTTCGTGCGCGGGTCCATCGCATTGATCAAAGTTTGATCGCGTCCAGCTTGCTTCAAGCGAAGCATCGCCATCTTTCCTTCAATCGCCCGGACACGTTGTTTGTGCATGACGGAAAGCTGGCGGTAATCTTCAGCCTGCTGTTCTTTCGGCACCGTGTTGTCGATGTGCTGACGGATGCGGGACAGCGTCTTGCCCGCATCAGGACCACCCAGCTCCAATGCCGGTGTGATGTCAAAGTCCATTGCCGCCATCCGTGCCTCCATTACCTGACGGTTGAGAAACACCAAAGTCTTGGCCCGCTCAAAACCAGTTTGATCAGCTGACAAATCCGATTTTTCGTCGTTGATGTCGGCCAACAGCGCGTCAATGCGCTGCATCGCGGCGGACGTTCCCGAGTCGTCCAAAGCAAAATCGGCGACGTACTTCTCAAGGTAGTCTTTGATGATCGGTTTCAGGCTCATCGCCAGCGTCTCGCCGTCGATGTCGAACACGCTCTCGAACTTGGTGTTGGGGAACTGGTCCACGATTTGGCGCAACTCCGTCACCGCTTGGAAGTGCTCGGCGGTGATTTTGTTGCCCCACTTCAAGTGGGCCTCGGTGCCTTCGCGCTGCATCTCCAGCGTGCGCTCCAAAGCATCTTCCCGAGCGAAGTTCACGTCCCCTTGCACGCCAGCCTGACGGTATGCTTGATCCAAGCGGAACAACATCTGTTGCTGGCTTTGCGGGAGCTGACCGATGGTCCAGCGCATCGCGAGGATGTTCTTAATCCGGTCGGAGTAGCGTTTCACCAACGCGGCCACCGTGTTAACCAGCTTGCCGATCTTGCCAGTCTCGTCCGCGTCCATGTTGATGGACCCTTGCAGCCACTGGCTTTCGTTGCGCACCGCACGTTCAGTGTAAGAGCCGCTATGACGAAGCTGGTGCAGTTTGCGGATCAGTTCCGCCGCTACCGCGTAGTCTGCGCCCTTGACGAATTTCAGACCCTTAGCCTTGTCTTTTTCCTTCGGGTCCACTGAACGGCCGGGGTAGCGTTCCGCAGCCGTCTCAACCAGCAGTTTGTAAAATGGATGTTCCGGATTCTTGGCGATGTCCTTGTAGAGCTGTTCCAGTTCGGCGTCCTCAAAAACGTCCTTGGTGAGCAGGTGGAGCGTTTCTTCGTCCACCCAGTAAGCCAAGACCCGCGCCACATCGGCGGCAAGGATGTTTTTGGCCAAATCAGACGACATGTTCACCCCGGCGTATTGTTGGCGAAGTTGCTCCTTCAACTTACTGAAGTCCACCTCGATGCGGTTGGTCTGCAAATTGGCCCTTAAGAAAGAAGCTCCTTCTTTAGACAAATCCAGCTCTGCCACTTTGTTTTTAAAGTTGGGCGATACCACATCCATCACGCCGCTCAATGCCGAACGAACTTGTGAGACAGTAACGCTTCCATTGGCGATACCGGGAAGCAGCGGCTTGATCAGTTTCGCCGCTTCCGTAAGCCGGGTCTTGTTCCACTGGATGTTGCGCACCCCTTGGTTAAGCGTGCGCAGCGAAAGTCCTTCCGGCGACAGGCTGACTTTGCGGAACGTCCACTTGCCGTTCTTCGCAGAGTCGAGCACGAGAATGGAATCGGGCTCACCTTGGATCAGGACAGTCTGCCCCACTTTCACCGAGAGCGTCTGGCCCTTTGGGGCCTTGTAGGTGTAAACGATCTTCTCCCCCATGCCGTCCTGCACCGCGTTCTCCTTGGCGCGTTCCTGCTCGCTCTGCTCCTGCATGTTGACCCGCTCCCACTTGCCGCCAGCCTCGTCGGTCTGGCTCTGCTCGATGGTGTCGGACGCGACGATCAGAGCGCCCTCCGGGTCTACTGCGTCAATCGCGGAGCCCTCAAATTTTTCATCAGACACTTTGAGCGCATCCAGTTTGGCAATGGATGAATTGTTCTTCCTTTTCCTTCTTGGAAGACGCCGTTTGCCTTGACTTCTGTTTTGCGCTAACTGGCCATTCATTCCAAACGACCTGTATCCAAGCACCCGAGTTTTTGGAAACGCAGCGACATTTACCGAATCTTCGGAATTACCACTAAGCAAAATGACGTGGGTTGATGTTTCGCCAAGAACAAAGCCCGTATGTCCGCCCCAACCATTTTTCCCGCCAGTGGCCGGATTGTTGTTCCAAAGGACCGCAACGTCACCGTAAGATGGAGATGTGGTTTTTTCACCCATATTCAAAAACGCTCTGGCTGAGAAGTTTTTAACGGACGACCCACCCTGTCTCAGTGACCATGATGTGAATGCGGTGCACCATGGGAAAGTGGAAGGGCTCTGAGAAACGCCCAAGCTGACCAGCATCGACTTAATTCGAGATGAACTTTTCTCTTTTTCGTTAAGCAATGCGGCCCCGGCATTCACCGAAGGATCACTTCCCTGACGCAACCACCACTTGCTGATTTTTCCGGGCAAGACAATCGCGTCATCCGGCCCGAATTCATTGCTTGATGCGATAAAGTTCTCGGTGGATTCAAGACTTGGCCCCACATTAGTCGTCTTTGTCTCCACCTCAACCAATGGCGCGGGAATATCAATGCTGACGATGGACGGAAAAGGAAGCGTCGACTCGTCAAGAATCGCTACGTTGTCTTTCGCCACCAACGGCAATTCATTGGAACTTGAATCAAACTCGGCATCTTCAAATTCATCCTTCGATTCAAAGACTGGAGCTTCATAAGAAACTTCCAAACTCGCCACCATTGGAGACAGCTCGGCCACCGAAGCGATTTCCTGATTGGTCGAGTTCGGAGCGATAGAGATTCCGGCAATGGCAATGGCCATCATCTTGGCCGAAGTCCAAATCTTATCTCCAAAACGAGAAAGCTCTTTTGAAAATCCGCGAAGCCAAACAAGGAACTTGTCTTTGCTGCCAAACTTCAAAGCCTCCACCACGGCTGTATCAACCAACGTCGGAGCAGCTTTCCTGATTTCCTCCAAAGGAGCCTCATCAGGAAGTGTTTCAAGGCTCTCTGATTCTTTTTTAGTTTCAGCGATTTCCTTCAAATCCTTTTCGGAAACAGGCTCTTCAGCTTTTACTTCCGCTTTCGGTTCAACCGGAGCAGTTGTTGCAGCCGGAACCTGAGGTAATGATTCTCTAAACCGTTGTAAAGCAGTAGCTAGTTTAGTGGCGCTCAAATTGTCCCTCATCGTTTTCACACGAATGTCGATGTCGGAGGCAATCAACTCCGAGTCGTCGTCATGCTTTTCCTGAAGCTCGCGCAGCAAACGCGGCTCCACCGTCACCTTGCCATCACGCCCGACCCACAACCCGGTTTCTTTGATGCCGTCCATTTCGGCTTGGTGGCTGGATACGGTAAATCCTCCCGACGAAATGGTTTTGACCTTTGGCTTGGGCGCGACCGTCGCCTTATTGGTCGAATCAATCCGAACGGCATTGGCGGTGGCTTCTTCGTCTTTGGTAAGTGTGTCGGTAGACGATACTTCTGGTTTAGCCGTGGCTAAAGCCGGGTCAGATCCCGCAGGTTTTGCTCCACCACTTCCGGTGGGAGCAGATTCCACCCCTTTGCCTGCATCCGTTCCCGCATTGCTCGGGCTTTTTGCCACAGGCGTTTCCGCTGTACTGGTGTTGTTTTCATTAGATGGTGATGATCGAAGAAGAGAGGCTATCATTTCCGAGGCATCAACGCGACTCTTCTCGTCGCTCATTGATTCAGTGATACGTCCAAGTCTGGAAACTTGACTCTTCATTCGAGATAGCTCCGCTCCTTTTTGAGAATCATCCAAGCTCGCCATTTTCTTGTAAGCCGTCGCAACCAACTTTTTAAGTTCAGGAGACGCTTCTTTCCATTCTTGAGCCCATGCTTTTTCCGCTGACTCTTGGCCTCCTCTAGCCAAAATGTCTTGGTGATGAAACACCTCTTCATCAATAACTATGTCAAGAACGGCCTCCCACGTATCTTTGAACTTTTTCTTGATCCGTGAAAGAAATCCGGGAGCCACACGAAGTTCTGATCCATCCATTGAAACCTGAATCTGTGGACCTTCAAATTGATTACCTCGAACCACTTTTAATCCTTTAGGAACTCTAGGTTGAATCTCTTTCGAGTCCTCTTCAAAATCAGCATCGTTTTTCCCGGCAATGTCTGACAAAGATTGCCCTCCTTCCGGTATTACGCTGGATTCATCCGTAGAAGGGGTCAAAGACGCGTCGGAAGCCTCCAGCTGGGACTCAGTGGCGGAAACAGAAGTGGATGCCGCAGGAGTGCTGGCTGGAGCCGTTGGCGTGGTGAGGATTGAAGTAAAGCGATTGACACCGGGAATGTCCATTTCGCGGGCACTGGCAATTAACACCTGCGCCTTGTCTTGAATTGAAGTTTTGTCAGAAGCAAGATACTCAGCTAATGACTGAATTTCGAGCGTTTTTGGATCAGCGTTACCAAAAGTCTCAAACTTTTCGACGTTGGTTTTGATTTTCTTCCAAATCCCTTCTTGAGTTTGCAATGCATCTGACTTGCCGAAAATTTGGCGTGGATTGAGCGCGGCGTTTTGCGCCCCGCCAGCCGTGCCACCAATTGCTCCGAGAACCCCGGCCTTGATGTATCCCTGCCAGTTGTTTTGGATCTGTTCCCATTCAGCTTCGGTCCACGACTTCGAATCGTGAGACATCGACTGAATAGCTCCACTGATCACTTCGTCCATCATCTCCTCCACACCTTCCGCTACCACGTCATCGACAATGCCAAAGCCGTGAAGCCCAAGTCGTTTGCTGGTGGCGTCCATCGAAGCCGCCAAGCCGGTGCCAAACGCTTTACGCAAAGCGGCAGCGTCTGCCCCGGCAAACTTACCCAAAGCTTCCTGCGTCTCACGCATCATTGTCCCGCTACTCACCTTGGAGCGAATCGACTGAACCAAGCTTCCTCCAGTGTTTTGACCGCCATCCAGCAACCGCCCGGCACCCTTGGCGAACCGGTTCATGATGGAAGTGGCAATAAACGCTCCAAGTCCGTCAGACACGCCATGGGTGACCGCCTCTTTGTGGGCCTCTTCCCGAGAGTTGGTGCGCTCGAATGCGTCGTTAAACGTGCGGCCGTAACTCATGCCGCTGGCCTGCAATGAACCCAGAATCACTTCGGAGTCGGCAGCAATGGTTTTGACCAAGCCTCCAGCTTTCTGGCCAAGCGTTTTAGTTGTGACTAAACCAGCCTCAACAGCGGCAACACGCTCAGCAGCCTTGATAGTAGCGCGAGACAATAATTGACCTTCAGCGCCAACCACATAACGAGAAGCGCCGGAAGCTCCAACCTTAACCAAACCCTTCCCCGCCAACGAACCACCCACGCCCATCGCAATAAATGAACCAATCTGCCCAGCCAGCTCGGTAAGGTCACGGCGGTTAATATCCACCCCAAACACGTCAAACTGCTTAGTGTTGTTGTAGGCTTTGCCTGAATCTGCAGCTAAGCCGCCCCATGCCTCCATCGGCGATGTGTAGTTGCCGCCGCTGCCGAGCCATAACGCCCCCGTGCCGGTCGCCATCAACGCGTCACGGAACGTTTCCGCCACTTCCTGACCCACTCCGTAGTTGTCTTTGTTGAAACGTTCTTTGTTCGCCTTAATGAACTCGTAGGCAGATGCTCCGGGCTTTGACATCGCCTCGTTGAACTCATCGTTCAGCGGCCGAGAGACAATCGCCCCCAGCACCCCGGCGTCGGCCGCAGCAAACGCATTCACCAACGTGCTGGCGTTCTTCTCCACGTTGTCGCGATGCTGCAAGCGCATCATCCGCTTTTCCGACTCGGGAATTTTCAACGCGTCAATCGACGCCTCCACCTTGTCAATCTGGGCGTAGAAGTCCGGGTTGATGATGTGCTGCCCTCCGACCTTTTCGATGATGGTGTCGCCCATCTGGCCGGGCTGGAAGTCAGCAATCGACATGCGCCGAGACCATTCCTTTTTCAGCTCCTTGTTTTTAGGATCAATCTTGGCTGCTTCGTCGGTGATGTTGGCGTTGGCGTGTGCGACGTAGCCGTCCCACGACTGCGCTGCCAAATTGGTGCCGTCACCCAGCGCAGTAGTTTCCTTGCGCCAGTCGTCCATTTCACTCAGCGGGTCAAAAGCCTTCGGCTTGGGTTGGGCTTGGGTGAAGTCGTCCACCCAAGGCGATGTCTGCCACTTGCCCGAGTAGTCGTCCATGTAAATGCCGCCTTCCGGGTCCTGTGCGGCCGTTTGGAGGAGCTGCTTGGTCTTGGTCACGTATTCCTGTCCTTTGCCGGTCAACGTGCCAGCAGACGACCACACGGGCGCTTGAATAAGCTCGCCCTTGGCATCCACAGAATCCACCAGCTTGTCGCGTTTGCCTTCCAGCTCGGTGAGGAACGCATTCATCGCCCGGTCCACCAACGCGGGACGAGCTTCCGGAGAAGCGCTGATCCACGACGGCGCGCGAAGCAGGTTGGTGGGGTTGGTGAAGTCGTCGTAGTTCTCCACTTCAGTCTCAACTTCTGCCGGGCTGCCATCGGGGTCCATGAAGGTCATGAACTTTGTGTATCCTGATTATCTCGAAACGTCGAGAACTTCAAGCGGGTTTCAGAAGTCCTTTTTCGACGCACCCGCCCCAACCGGTGGTGCCATTTCGTCAAACCGATTTAGCACATCCTCAATGGTCGCGTCCTCATCCAGCCCGATGTTGACCTGACGGCCGTCCTCAACAATCCGTTCAGCTTCTTTCATCCGGTCAAACTTAGTGCCTGAAACAGCCAGCCGCTCCCTGAGTTTGGTGGAGTATTCCAAATTGGCCAACCGGCGCTCCGACACGTTGGCTGAATTCAAACGAATTTTCATCTCGTCGTCTTCCTTTTTCACCTTGCGTGCGTCCTCCTTGATTTTTCGTTCGTTCTCGAAATTGGTGTATTCGCGCTGGAAGTGGGCGGCTTGGCCGGACGCTTTTGCGCGGAGCAGGTAAATTTCCCCGGCGAGCTTTTTCTTGGCCTGTGGGTCTTCGCTGTTCGCCAGCGCTTCCAGTTTGCCAATGGATTCGGTGAAGTCGGCAGTGAGCTGGTTGACGGCCTCTTCCGAGTCGTTGTAGCCCTTTACTTTCTCGACGTAGCTGCGGAACGACTGCATGTCGCCACCCTTTTTCATGATGGCGGCAGCGGCGTTGGTGACAAAAGCGTCGCGCTCGGCCCGGTCTCTTGGTAGGCTGGACAAATCAAAGCCGGTGCTCTTGAGCGTGTTACGCAAAAACTCGAGGTTGTCGATGTCGGTGTATGACTTCAGGTTCTTCACTTGGTTGCCAATGGCAATGCCGCCGGTAATCTCGGCCAACGCCCGCAAGTTGTTGCGGTCATCTTCGCTGTCCTTGGGCAAAAGCGGGATCGTCTTGATCAACTTGTCGCGAGTCTCACGGTCTTCGCCAAACGCATTTATGCTGAAAATATTCTCCCCCAGCTTGGACGTGTCCTGATTATCAAACTGGTAGTTGGTCAACTCGATTTGCTTTTGGGTCAACTTTGCTTTCTCAACAGCGTTGCCAAACTCCATGTCCTGCAACTTGGCCTTTTCATCAAACTTGGCGTCGTTGTATTCAACTCCACGCATGTCCAAATCCATTTGCTTGGAACGCAGCGTGTTTTCCTTGGCGTCTAACACCGCACGGTCACCCGCCAACATCACCACGCGGGATTTGTTGATGAGGTCGTTGTTCAATTCGGACGGGTTGTTGATCGCCCTGTCACGCATCGCAGCCGCACGTTGTGACTCGTTCATGCCAGCCGTGCCGCGAACAAACCCAGAGTAGCCGTCAAACTCATCCTGTTCGGCCGCAGCCACGTCTTCGTCGCGTTGTTCGCGCCTGCCCTGCCTTGACCGCATTGAAAGCGTCTGGCGGCGCTCCAGCATGTCGGCAAGGGCCATCTGCTCGGGCAGCACGTCCATGTTGGCGTAGCCCTGCGCGATATAGCCCGCTCCAGACGCGTTGGCTTGAGGCGAAAGCATTTCGTTGGCGTCGCGGTCGATGGCGCGGTCGGTGTCAGTCAGGTAGGGTGTGTAGGGCATCGGAATGAGTGGTCGTTTTAGTTGCGGCTAAAATAAATCAGCGGGGAAGCGGGCGAGATGAAGCAGATGCGTATTCATCAAGAGCGGCTCGATACTCACGCAGGTTTCCAATCACCGAACGCTGTTTTCCGGGCTTTAAAACACTCGCGCTTCGATTGCCTTCAGCGTCTTTTTTCATGCTCCATCCAGTAGTCGGCCCGTAATACGATTCATTTACTCTTGTCACAATATTACGATTGCCTTTGGAGTCTTTCTCAACACCAAGAGAATTGTAAGTATCATCAGGTCCACCGTAAGCGCTTTGATAAAGCCGCTGTTTCTGGCCCATGTTTTTAGCATCAGGATCAAACGTATCGTAATCCACGTCTTCCGGAAGCGCTGGGTCGGCGCGTTGGTCCATGAACAAACGCTTAACATTTCCTAAGCTTGCGTTATAATAAGTATTCTTTTCAAGATCGGAAAAATAGTCGGCCCATTGCTTTTTCTGGACTACAAGCGCCTTGTTGTTTTTGTCCTGCGTTGTTTTTAGCCTATCAGCGGATGCGGCTTTACTAGCTTCATACTTAGCGATGCGGTCTTTTTCGGAAGCGTCAAGATCCGCCATGACCTTTCTGGTGCGCTCAACAGAAGCTCCAGCACGTTCGCTGGCATTCTTAGCCCTTCCTTCAATATCACCAAGCCCAACCGGATCGCCGCCAGCAAGTTCGTAGACATTTTGCTCAATGTTATCAACCGTCTTGCGGGCTGACTCTTTGCCTTGCTTGCCCGCATCCTTACGTTGCTGTGGAGTGAGCCCGGCCATGTTTTTGCGAATGGCGGCGATTTGCTCGGGGCTAAATCCGGGTCCAAGATTTGCAATGGCGGTGTCCACTTTGGAATCTGACTCGCCGAACTCAGCATCATATTTTTTCTTGCCCACTTGAGCATCTGTTTCCCAACCCATGCGCTTTTGAATTTGCTCACGTGAAACGTCAAGTTGGTCACCGCGTTGATAAGCTCTGTCGCGAGCTTCACCATCACCTTCTTTGATAGAAGTAGAACGGTCGAGGTCTGCGGCAAATTGCTGTCTGGCATTTGGAGGAGCTGTTCCGTCCGCACGGGCTTTAGCCGCTGAACCAAATGCTCCTGACGAAGCAGACTCTTGCCGTTTGCGTGCCTCTGTCTCAGTAAACGACTCTGTAGAGTTTTTGGGCAAACTTGCAGTGTCCTGATTTCCATAAGACCGATCGCGATCAGCAACAGCAGCGGCCATTGCCCCATCTCCCAAATCAGCAAAAAGAGCCTCTTGACCATTGATGATCATTGGATCGTTAAAGCTTTGACCGTTCTTTGTTGGGTTTGAATCCAAACCGGGAGTAGATGGACCTCGATCCAAACCCGGAGTCTCCAAGCGGTTTTTTGGCGTCACCGAATCTGCCGGAGGCGCTTCGTTGATCATCCCGTTGTTGGCCCGGCCAATGTTGCCAAAGTCACTCCTAATTTTTGCCCCCTTGATGGTGCCATCAGCCACCCGTTGCTCGCGGTCGTCCGCGTTGGTAATACCTCCGGTTCCCTGAAACCCCTGCCCGCTGATCGACTGACGCAGACTGTTGAATGCAGCAGCCGATTTGGCGTCGCCTTTTCGAACAGCACGGTTGATGTTGCGATCAAGCCGCTCGCCCATTTTCACCTTGTCACGCTGGACCTTCTCAGCCCGACGCAACTCGTCGCGCCTCTTAAAAGATCCTTCGCCAAGTGCGCTTTGCGATCCGTTGATTGCATTCCAGTCGGGAGTTACCATGGTGATTTTTTTAGTTGTGGCTAAAGTTTTAGAAAAACTGCTTCGGTTGACGGCGCAGGCTCGAATCCAAGCCCATGTAATACTTCTTCACCCCTTCGGTCTGGCGCTCGCTCAGGCGCATGAAAGCTTCCATTTCGCCCCATTTTTGGTTGCCCCTGTCCACGTCGCCGTTCAGTTCGTAAATTACCGCTTGGATGGCGCACTTAAGCCCGCCAAGTCCTTCAATGGGCACAAGATCGTCGTCAGCCAGCATCGGAGGCTCTTTTTTCAACAGCACAAAATAAGGCCCACCATCCAACGTGAAACCAATTGGAGCCCGATATTTACGCAGTCTCGCTCCCTCATCTTCGATGGTGCCGTAATCGACAAACTGCAAGTCGCCGCCGTTAATCTTGTCCTTGTAAAGAATAGACTTGTCCGCAATCGACCATCCTCGCTGGCCCGTTCTAAACCCCAATGCTCCAGAAAACATTTGCTCGTCAAAACGAATGAAATATTCGTTCGTTTCGGCATCAAGAATCCATTCGTCATCTTCAATTTGAAACTCCTCGGTGGTTCCGGGGTAACGACCCATCTCAAAAATCCGGTCTACCGCTTCTTGGATAGCTGCTTCAATCGTGTGATTGTTGGTCGCCAGCCCGGCAAATCGAGTCTGGGCTTCAAGGAATGTCATTAGTCTGGCCATGGTTTTCTTGCGGCAGTATGCAAATTACGGATGTCTTTACAAGAACGGAGTTTTTAGCCGTGGCTAAACAGAATTTTAATTACGAAGGAGCCACCGCAACAACAATTTGACTGGTGCCCGTGCTTTTGAGCCAGACCACTGGAGAAGCAGCCCCTTCTTGCGTGGAGGCCCCCAGCGCGGTCCAGCCGGTAGTTCCAACCGTCGAAGCGGTGAGGTTGCCCGTGTGCTGCGAGCCGATGGTGACGACCGCTCCGTTTGCGCTAGCGACAAACCCAGAGTCGGCCTCAAGCGCAGCGGCAAGCAGGATGGCCACTTCGTCGGCAGTAGCGTTGGGGGTCAAGGTGATAGGTAACCGTCGGTCGAAGGTTCCGGTCGGCGGCGTGGCTCCTGTGTCGGCTCCACCTGTCAGAGTGGCAGCCGAAAGAGTTAGCCCAGCACCAGTTTTTTCTAGGGTGATTTCATTACCCGAAACCCCCGGAGCGTCGGCGGTGAGGGTAATCACTCCAGAAGCTTCGTTGGAGGTGACTCCGGCGATAGCCTCGACCAGTGCTTCAAGTTGGCTAATATTGGAAAACTGAAAAGCTCCCGGAGAGGAATCGATGTAAGAGAGCAGGGTGCCGTTCACCGTGACACTAGAAGTGTCCGTGCCTCCGGTCAAAGTGCCTCCGGAAATGGACATGGTGCCCGTGTTGCCAAGACCGAGCACCAGCGTGATGTTATTACCTGCGGTGCCAGGAGTGGCTGCGGTGAGATTGATGTTTGATCCAGCTACAACAGAGTTCACGTCGGCCACATCCTCAATCCGCTCTTCAAGTTCGCCAATGTTGGAGAACTGAAAAGTCCCCGGAGAGGAAGCGACTTTGGTAAAAGTGGTGCCATTGACAATAATTGTATCACCATTGGCCGGAGCGCCGAAGGTGATAATCCCCGTGGCGGCTAACCCCAAAGCTGGCGTCCCGTAGGTGATAGTGCCGGACGCTTTCACGCCTGCGTCGAACCAAGGCCAGACAATGTTACCTCCCACTCGAACACCTGGTTCGTGAAGCACCAGATATTTACCGTTAAGCGATCCGTTCACGTCAGCTTGGGTGGTCAAGGTGGTGACTTCGCGGAGACCCTCCACATCGAGACGCAGCAGAGTGGACTCTCCCGCTTCCTGCAAGCGGAAGGGGTAGGTCGAGCCACCAATGCCGATCTTGATGGGGTCACCGGAGACCAGTTTGATGCACACCACCTTGGGGGTAATAATGTCCCCAAGATCGACGGCTTCGTCAGTGGTGGTGACCGTCACCGCGTCGGTCGAAAACGAGGACTCGCCGCTGATGATTTGGGTGGCGGCGGTCATGTTGAGCCCGCTTTCAAGGTGGACGATGGCAAGTTGTGTTTGAATGGTGCTCATTTGTTTGGGAAAGTTTCAAGGATTTCAAGCGTGTTGGTGATTGACCCGGAGGAGAAATCATCGTCAAAGTCTTGTTTGTGAGTTAGTTTTCTGCCAGTAAAAGTGATCGTAAACTCTGAGTTGATGAAAGGAAAATACCAATGACGGAAATAGAATTTGTTGCGGTGAATAAATAACTCGTAGTCGTATTGGGAATTGGCCGGAGGAAGGTTGCCAGTGGATTCTTCAAAGTAATTCCAGTAAAAACTATGATCAAAATCATTTAAAGGTCGCCGCATTTGATCTAGAAAATTTCTTGCCCGAATAAAAGGGAACCTGCCTTTGTTCTCCTCTTTCTCATCTCCGGCCAAAAACTTCCACTGAGTTTGAATCTGCTCAAAACTCGGGTCAATAGATGGTGATGGGTCTGCGGTGAACTCGTATTTAAGTAAGCGTCGTTTTACATTAAAGGCCCAATCACCCCAGTCTTTAGGGTCCATTTCTACAGGTCCCGCAGTTTCAAAACCAGTTAAACTGGTCGCTTCAAAATAAGCATCGCTGACCATACTGAAGGCTTTGCCTTTAGGGCAAAGAAGAATACCAGCGCCTTTCTTTATGTTCATTTAACTTCAGAGGGTGATGATTTACAAAGGACATCGGTTTGATAAATCTTGCCATTCTTCCAAAAAAAACACTTTAGTTCGACACTAATTGGAACATCCTTGGCTTTGCCACCCGGTTGAGGCAGTGCGGCACCTGGCAGGTTAGCGCTGCGGCGGGCACCGAGCTCTTCGCGGCGGTGCTTGCTCAGCGGGCGGGCGTCACCTTCGCGGCGGTTGTCGCTGGCGTAGCGTTCAAGCTCGTTGCTTTTGGTGCGTTCGTCCCGCTCGCGTTGCAGCCGCTCGCGTGTGTCTTCCGGCGTGGAAGGCTGGTCGGTCTTGCCATCGAGCACGGCGAGCCGCTGCAAGGCCCCGGAGAGTTCGGCGCGGAGCTTGTCGAGTTCGGCGTTGACCGGGGCTAGGGCGTTGGCGACTTCATTTTCCATGGATCAGGCGAGGTTGTCGGCGTTGAACACTTCGACGGTGACAAAGGAATGGTTGTATTTGAACTGACGCACATTCATGTCCATTAGGTAAAAGCCGCTTTTGGGGATGGCAGTCGGCCCCTGAACAGCAGGCAACCGAGTCGGGGAAACCGCGCCGAAAGCGGTCCCCGAGGTGGTCTTGGTAGCGGTGATTGAGCCAACCAGCGTGTTGAACATGCTCATGAAGGCGGTGGCACTTACCGGTTGGATCTTTTGGGTGCCACCAGTGATGGTGATCTTGCCATGGATACACGGCGGAATTTGAACGCTGCCGTTGTTGAGGTTGAGCTGGAAGTTGTCGGAGGTGCCCCGATCCGATCCTTGTGAGGTGATGCCTTCCTCGCTATTCCATGATCCTTCCAGTCCGATTTGGACGTTGCTGCTGACACTGACCGATTGCGCGACGGTGGAGATGGTTTCCGACTCAGGCTTAAAAACGGGCCACAGTTTCACCGTGCTGCCAACAATGGTTGTGAGCTTGGCTAGAACCGCAGCGGTAGTGATCGGGTTAGGTAGGTAAATCTCAATCCGCTCGCCAAAAAGGTTACGGGAAGCAATGTCGCGAAACTTCAGTTGGATTTCCGGGGCGATGCTCGCCGAAGAATTGGCACTGTCGTCAGCGCTTTTGCTAAGAGAAAACGAATCCCCAGAAGCGGTTTTGAAAAAGAAATAATCCTGAGTGCCAATGCTGTATCCAGAGTTCCAAACTACGTTGATTGAAAGCAGCTCGCGGGGCAGGTCGTCAAGGTTGACGCGCACTGGATAACGGTTGACGTAGGCCGCAAGCGCCTCGGTGGGGGTGACTTCCACCACTTTAAGCGAGCGGTCTTGGTTGACGATTTGGAAGGAAGTGTTGGCGGCGTTAAAGTCGCTGCCAACAGGAGGCGCGACGAATTTCTCGGTGCGCTTGATCTGGGCGTTGAGTTGATCGTTCCACTCGGAAGCGGTAAGTTCCACCCACGTTGGAATGGTGCTGGTCTCCTTAATGCTCTTGCCATTACCAAGAGGTGAAACGCTGGATCGGACAACTTGCAAACCAGAATCGGCGACGGTTCCATCAATAACCACAATCTCCGTCGTGTCCGCAATTTGCCGTTCGACGTAAGCTTGTTTCCCTACCAATGGTTCAGCATTCTCCGAGATGACCTCGGTTACGGTGATCTTCAACGCCTTGCCAGTATTGTCCTGCTGCTCGACGATTGAAGAAATCAAGTCGCCGATCATGGCCTCCGGAAGGGTTTCCGGAGTTACGTCATACTTCACTTTGGTTTGACTGACTTGACCACGAAACTTGGCGGGAATGAGGTTGTCGCGGGAGTTGCTGCGAGTGGTCCACGTTGGCGAAGTCTCCAAGTTTTGAAAAATCCAAAACAAGTCAGACGAATTTTTCATCGGCTCAAAGTCCACCAGAACGTAACCGGGGAATAAATCCGACTCACGCTTGGCCAGCCCAATTTGGTCGATGGGCGTGCCCCACGGCTTGTTTGGATACTTTGTAGCCAAATTGGTCGACATTAGCACCATCACAACGTGTTGGTTCACGTTAGGGTCCATGACCTCCACAATCCGCGGGGTGTTGAAGGGTGGGTCGTTGGCCATGAGGAAGTGTTACGGGATTTCGGACTTCTTGGGAAGGCTGAATTATGCCTCGTTGCTGGAGATGGCCCCGGAGGCTGCGACGTGGAACGGGCGGCAGGCACCCGGTGTTACTGAGTAGGGCGGGCGACGGGCGGCGAGCAGGCGACTCTTGTTGATCCGGTTGATGCACACCTTGTTGCTCTGGTTCCCACCGATGACGTGGTAGGCGGTGGCGTCCTCGGCGATGTAGAAGCCGACGTGGCCACCACTGCCACGGGCGAACACCAACACGTCGCCCAGCGAGGGCTGCGGCGATTTGTATCCATATTTGCTCCAGTTACGCGCCCACAGCGGGTTGGCGACCACCTCGGCCGGGTGCTTGAGGCGACGCAACGTGATGATGGCGGCAAACAGGCCGCACCACGGGATGTCGTCGTCGCTGAAGCCTGAGACCTTGACCCCGGCTTGGTTCAGTTCATCCCTCCAGCCGATGATGGTGCGGTTGCTGCCCTTGCCGACCACCTCGGCGGTGCCGTGTTCGGCGAGCGCGAGCTTGATGGTGTTGGGCAGGCCGCGCAGTTTGAGGAGCCATTGATATCGGGGCGGGAGGGTTATCATAGGAGGAGGATGAACATGACAATGCAGGACCAGAACAGCAGGCAATAGAGGATGCTTTTGCCGAGGCTGGTCATGGCTCGGGTTGCGGCTCCGGTTCCGGTTCCACCTCTGGTTCTGGTTCCGCCGCGAAATCGACCACCGAGAACACGCCATCGGCCAGCACAATCTCCCGCCGTTGTTCCGCGAGCTTTTCCGACAGCGGGCGGGTATCGACGCTGGCACTAACGGGCGGGATGCCGGATGCGGAGAGCACGGCGTTGATTCCGCCGATGAGTTGGTTGAGTCCCTCGCCCTGCGCGGCGTGCGAGCTGGTGAGCGCCTCCATCTCAGCGGGGCCGAGGTCGTTACCGAACGCCGCGAGCAGGTCATTCGGCATGCCGAGGATCGTGCGATTGATGCCGTTGAGTTGGCCAGCGGCGGCGGCGTAGTGCGAGCGGGCGTTGACGGCGGCGTCAGCCATCTGTGCGGCGGCGAGGGTGGTGGGGGTTTGGAGTGGCATGGTGTTAGTTTAGCTTGAAGATATTTTTACCAAGCGAGCGCAATGCGCGTCCATGTGTTGGTCGCTGTGCAGACATAGAGGTAATTCGCATCCCGGACGATGGTTCCGGCGACTCCGGTGGCGATTGCACTGGCAGGGGTGGTTGATGTCGGCAGGATAATGGAGCCGCTGGCGGTGAGGTTGGCGGTTTCTATTGTGCAGGTATCCCAGCCCGCATTGCTTCTGAATCTAACAAGACCGTCCGAGGGTGATGATACGGCTGACCTACTTCCCCCGTTAAATGTGATAGCTCCTGCGGATAAAGTTGCACTAACGGTGGCGTTTCCAGTGGTGGTTGTGGCCCAAGTCCCAGCGCTAGGAACGCTGAATTGCGTCGCCCCCGCCCTCTGCAAATTTGTAGGTCCATTCGCCGTAACC